TATAGAGAAGGGTATTCATTAACCAACTATAAAAATAATAAATCCTATATGAATAGGATATTTAGAAATAAATATATAATTTTTTTAGAAAACTAAATAAATTTATTATTTATTTTATTTTTTCTTTTAGCTTCTTCCGAAACTAATCGTTTTTGTACTGAGGGCTTTACATAAGTCTGCCTTCCTCTCAACTCTTCTATCTGTTTTACGTTTTGTACTTTCTTTTTATACGATTTCAAAGCACCCTCTATGTTGCCGTTCTTAATTTCTATAATCAGCATAGTTTATACTTTGAAATAGATTTCTTCGTAGTGTAATATATCTAATAGATTTGTTGGGTCAATTATTTGTGCAGCGTTTAATAGGTCAGAGTATTCTGCTACCGATTTGGTTTGTCCCTGTCTTAATTCTTGTAGAAAATCAAATGTTGCCAAATCATGCTGGAATATTTTTTGAGAAGTTTCGTTGTATTTTTCAAATAGTCCAAACTCTAATGCATAGGCTTTGTTTACAATATCAATAAGTCCAGCGAATTGAATGTTTAGCTTTACTGCTGGCATTGTTGGAGTTATGTTCCAATCTACCATATAGTTTTGTAGTAATTCGGCGTGTGTTAATTCATTTACTGCTTCTTGTGCAAAAAATGCAGCTGCGTTATTATACCCAACACCTTTACAAAAGTTACTTGCGTTTCTGTAAAAAAAGTGTGCGGTATATTCATCGTGTAACCTTTCGTTTAACAATGCTACAGTAGCACTGCCTAATATCTTAGGATTTATTGCTTTTGCCATTGTTAATGCTTTAATGTTCGTTGCCATAACTTATTTATTTTTTATTTTTTAATCCTAATCTTTCAAACATTTCCTGTTCGGTAATTTCTGCTATTTCAAAATATCTACCGAGAACATGCCCCATATCTTCGTAAAGGGCTTCTAATCTTTGTTCTTGTGCATATGCTAAACCGGCCTCTTTATCAAACTTCTCTTGTAATTTCTTTAACTCACCCATATTGCGTTTAACAGTAACTCTATCAAACCAATCACCGGCTTCACGTAAAGTATATTCTTGTGCGGCATCTGCTATTGCTCCAAGCGTTTCTGAAATCTTACGAATATCAGATTTTCTATTCATTTGCTCTCTGTGTTGTCCGTAAGTAGAAATGATTTCCAAAAAATGCTTTTTAATTTCAGTTGGCATTTTTTGAAATTCCTCACTCTCTTTTAATATATCTTTTAACTTTATCATTTTATTAAAATTCGGTATTATTTAATTTACTAATCATAGAGTTAATATCTTTACCCATTTTGAATGCCAAATCATATCCTTTACTACGCATTATATCTTTTCTATCCATCTTATCATTCATCTCTCCTCTAATATCATCTAAACATTTATAAGCCAATTTAAGTTGCTCAATCGCATCATCAAGTTTACTATCTATGTTTAACTTTTTATCACCAATAGCCTCACCCATCCAATCGTGGTCAGCGTTTCCAGTCTTTTTTCTGGTAACAACATCGTACTTTTTAAGTTTCTGAACGGTTTGTGTTAATTGACTTGGTGTTATACCCAATGAATCAATTACTCTTGCTATTACTGCCTGCTCTCTTTTCTTTGTAAGATTGTAAGATTTTATCGTACTAATAAGTCTTTCTAAAAATTTTTCAACTCTGGCTGGCAATGCAACTTCCATATCTTCTAGGGCTTCATTTACCTTCTTTTTATTTCCGTTTGGTATTAAGTTTATAAGTTTTGCCATTTTATATTTAGTTTAATTCGATTAGTATTTCTCTCATAAGGTCTTGTGCTTTACACCATTTTCCACATTCTTCTGCGATTTGCTGCCACTGTTTTGATTCATTTATTGGTGCCATAAATGCTCCATGCGTCGATGGGTTAGAAACAAAGTCCCAAGCAATAAGGTCAAAATCTTCCTGAACTATTACAGTCCCATCCGACATTTCTTTTACTGAACCTACGCCTCTACTGCTTATTCCAAGTCTTATATTATTTTTAAGTAATTCCCTTAATATATTTCCAGATGGAGTTGAAAGTATTTCTACTTTACCCATAACATCATCACCTTCCCACCAAATATCAACTATATTATGTGATACATTTTTAAGATTAACAACAGGGGAGTCAGGATGGTCTAATTCACCCAAAGCCCTTCTTTCTCTAATTAGTTGTTCGTACTTCATACATTCTCTTTTGAGAACATCTTTTGGATAACGTCTTTTATTTTGATTAGGAGCACCGCTTCTTTGTAGGATTCCCTGAACTATAAGAGTCCCATTAGACTCTTCTTTAATTTTAGCCTCAAATAAATGTGTTTCTATAAGTAATGCTTTATTCATTATTTTACATCATTTTTTACTTTTGAAATAACCTGATTCATAGTAGATGAATCACTCCATGCTTTGAAAAATATATTTTTTAGTTCAGTTTCAATTTCTTTTTTATTACCATCTTTTCCAAGTTGTCTATCTATCGTTGATTGAACCATTTGCATTTTTACAATTTTACCTGCCGTAGTAGTATCAATTCCACGCTTTGGATCAACCATTTTAGATACATCAGAAATAAATGCCCTATTATTAGATAATTGTTCTAAAATAGATTCTAAATGTTTTTTATTTTCTGATTTTTGATTTACATATTTTGATATTTTTTCTACCAATGTTGCAAACCAATAAAATATAATTTTACCCAATAAGATTGTAGCTATCGTTACCAAAAGCCCGGTAATCTCATTTAGAGTTTTTTTTTATCAGCGGATTCGTTATATCCTTTTAATCTACCTTCGGTTTTTGCTTTATATGCTTTATCTACTGCGGTGAAGAATTTCTTTTTTTCTTCATCACTCATAGAGTTAATATCTTTTCCACTTTTATCAAGCATTGCTTTGAATAGCTTTTGATAATCATTTTCTTCAGCAATTACCTCTTTAATCAATTCTATCAATTCACTTTTTTTCATTATTCGGATATTTTACGAATTTTTTGTTCAAGTTTTATTAGTCTCTCTTTTATAGTATATATATTCTTATTTGTGCGTTTCCAAAAATTTTCATTTGTAATTCCGTTTTCCTGCTTTAATCTACCATACCAATTAAGGAATTTTTCAATTTCAGCAAGCTGTTTATTTATACCGGAAATACCTTTATCTATTTTTAGTTTTGCAGGGGATTCTTCATTTCTAAGCTCTAACCAACGATTTTCATTTACTACACTATATCCGGTTAATGCTGCTTGCTTTTTACCCTTTTTCTTTTCGTTTGATTTTTTACCAAAAGCGTATGGTGTTGCATATCCCTGAACATTGCCCGTAACATTCATTTCTTTTAAGAACTTTTCACGAACTATTTTACGGATTTGTTCTTTAATTCTTGCTATTTCATCTTTTTTATCAGGCAATCCTTTGTGCTTTGTAGATGCGAAATCTTCGGTATCTCCTTTACTCATAGATGCTGCCGCTTTAGCAACTTCAGGAGATGCTGGTCCTTCGCCTTTGTGTGCGGCGTGAACCATTCCCATAAATCTTTGTTGTGCTTTTGATACTGCTGGCATATTGTTATTTTACTTTACCTTTTAATTCTTTAAGTAATTCATAACTCATCATTAAAGCCGAAAGATGCTCTTCTTTGATTTTTTTAACAGACTTCATTTGTCTGATTTGTGCGATAGTTTCTGCTAATTTTATTTTTGTAACTTTATCGGATATTTTTCCGCCAACCTCTTTAAGACCGGTTGTCAATTTTAAGATTTCACCAGAAACATATTCTTTTAATTTTCCGGTATCATTGATATTGTTTATATATTCTCTTAAAAGTGATTTTTGTTCTGCAGTTAAGTTCTTATATTTGTTATTAAAACTCTCAATAAGTAGTTTGTATGATATTGCTCTTAAGTCAGAATCTTGCTTTCTATATTCTTCTAATACTGCATCTTTGAATTTTTCCTCTTTATTTTGAATTGAGGAATTGATTATTGTTTCGGTAAGTGTGAAACGTGAATTAACAATATCTGTGGGTTCGTATTGTTCCTCCGATACCGTTACTTCAAAAATTTTATATATTGAAGCCAATAGTTTGTAATTGGAAACAGAAGATTTTATGAACTCATCTATATTGTAATTTTCTTTTATAGATTTGATTAGATTATATTTTTCTTTTGTAATTTTAGCCTCATCTAATCTTTTACGGGCTTCGCATACTGTGTCTAAAAACTTTTCGGCTTTTGCTTCCGAATTGTATTTTTCATTTATTAAATACTGATATAATTTTAATTCTTTTGAGAGCTCTTTTTTAGAGTTAAAAAACTCCTTTAAGATTTTCTCTGCAACGGATTTATTTGAAGACATGATTTCGGATGTCACCTGTCTTACTAATAGTTCAAATATAAACCCTGTATTTTTGAATTTAGAGTGCTTTATTTTTTTCATTAAACTGCAGTTTGTCAAATATAAATATATATTTCGCTAAGTTTACAATATCATAGTAATAAATATAGTTTTTTACTCCAATACAATGATTTTTTGTCAGATATTAGGGTAATAAAATAAAAACCCAGCAATAATCTGGGTTTATTATTGAAATAACTTACTATATTATTCTACTGTTTTCTTTTTTGTTACTTTTTTTGTTGCTTTTGTTTTTGCAGTTTTCTTTTTTGTTGTTGCTTTCTTTTTAGCCTTTGGGGTTTCGGCAACAATATCCGGTGCTACTTCGGATTGATTTGCAGGAATTTCTAACACAGATATTTCTTCGGTAACAGTTATATCTGCCACACTTTGAATATCAACATTAGATTTTTCGGATTTTGGTTTCTTTGTTTTTAATACAACTACAACCGTAGTGATTGCGATTAAAATTAAAATTGCTAGTAACATTTTTTAGTTTTTAGTTAAAAATAAAATTCAAATATAAATATAGGAAAATTACTTTTTATATACTAATATAGATTTTGGTATACCATTCCCGATACTATCGCACCAATTAAATATACCAATCGTTCTGTCCAAAATCCCCATTTAAGACCCGTTCTTTCTATAAAATCAATCAATGAATTTGTAGTTGTCGAAATGTAATCTATTTCTTTATCTCTCAATAAATTTAGAATAACATCGTATAAAGTTGCTCTACTACTTGTATAAAAAATTGAATATGTAAGTATTTCAAAAAAGCCAGGAGTATAGTAATAATCGGTGTATATTAAGGACAAACAAATACCAAATAAGATAGCCCCTATTGTAAAGGTGACTACCTTATTGATATTAGATACTTTTCCTAATGAAAGCGTTATTCTTATCCAATCTATAATTGCGGATATAATAACGGCTAGTATAGTATAAACGATAAACATATTATTTATCTAGTATAAACCATACATCATAATGGTCAGGCCAAAGTATAGCCCAAAAGAAAATACTACCAAGCAATACCCATACTAGTCCAAATTGGAACATTCCGGTTTTTAAGATAGGTACATTTTCATCGGATTTTACCCATTCAGTAACACCCTTTGGTGCACCAGGTTTTTGTACTTGTACCATACTTCCCGATCTAGATGCTCTCCATCCGAAATAAAAGAAAATGAAAGCTGGTAGGTAACAGAATGCAAGTGCGATAAACATATCGTAACATTCCGCCAATGGAGCCAATGTCCATAGTAAATTAACTAATCCCATAATTTTTGTTTTAGTAAAAAAATGTTGTTATAAAAATATATATTACCCAAATTCATTTTAGGCAAAGAAATATAATACTCCACCTAAAGCCGTAACTACCCAATCCCAAACATCGAATTTTTCCTTTTGATAAAATTTGTCATAACACTCTTTTGCTAATCCTGCTAATGCGGCAGTTCCGAAACATATCCAACCTAAAACAGGTTGTTCAAATAAGTTAAATCCAGCTGAGAGGATTGAGATAAGTAGTGATATTGCAAATCCTACTGTAAAGTGCATTGCTTTGTCTTGTGGTATCATAGCTATTGTTTTATTATTTTGAATGATTTAATTCCATCTACATTTACTACATAAACGCCTGGCGGATATTTACTCAAATCTATTTTATTAACCGAGTGTAAACCGTTTATTGTTTTATATAATACTCCAGTTATAGTGAAAATTCTAACCTCTCTAAAATTATTACGATTTGGTAAATTAAGAAAATAAATACCCGTATTCATATCACCATATATAGTGATAAGATTTATTTGTTCTCGTATGTTAGTTATCCATTCTGTCGGTTGAAAATCAAGAGGTGTCTGACCGTCAAAAACACCGGTTATATTGTAGCTCCCTAACATTCCGTAATTATAGATGTTAGGGTTCTCTGTGTTACTTACCACCAAATAATATATGCCAGGGTTTAGGATAGTGTCTATTAGTGCGTCTACTTTTGTAAGAGAGTTATATTCTCTGATGAGCACATCATTACGATACAGTTGTAATTTAAGGTCTATGTTAGCACCCTGGTTAGGTGTGTTATCTTTAGGTTCAAAAGCATCAAAAAAGATTTTTGGGCCTGGACTATAAGGTTTTGCATCCGCTCTAAATTGCCCAGTTTTTGTATAATCAAATCGGTAATAGTCCACATCATTAGTCGTATTGATTATTCCGTTTATTGCATAATTTTGGTCTAACATTAACCTTGATGTTGAGCGATCATTACCAACATCATCAGTTCTGTATTTTACAAAGTTTGCGGTGCTCGCTATTATTGCTAAATCATCTTGAAAACGTGTGCAAGAAGTAGTTCTATCATTATGCCAAAGACTTAAATTTCTAAAATATGAAACACCCATGATAGGTGACCAACTTGTTTCACTTCTTGGCGTACCTCTTCCAGCATGATATTCTGTAACAAAAGCACAGCTATCTGTATCTACATTTCTATATTGTGATTGATGAAAAAGACCTAATGTGTGTCCTACCTCATGCGTAACTGCTTCAGCAACATCTTTGTCATCACCTTTAAGCAGACTTGAAAAAACAAAACAGGGTATTGTGCCATAACCTAAACCGCCCCACCTCCAAGATTCAAGATAAGCTACTCCCCCCGCGTTGCCGTACCATTGCCAAGATTGCGTAATTATGACCCTCGTTCTTCTTGTTATCGGGGTTGCTAAAAATACTGCGGAGTCAGTCGTTACATTGATTGTGAATGGGCGAAAGTCTTCAGCGACAAGATTAAATACTCTTGTCATTTGTGCAGTAGTCATGCTTGTGTCAGGCCCACAAACGAAAGGTTGATTATTTGTAAAAGCTGTCCAGTATGGATCTGTAACCGTTTGACCGTCAAAATCGAGTAAGATGGTTGCTGTGTTAGGAGCAATGTAACTATTTAAGCCGTATGGTATCTGCGCCCTTATTCCTAAAAGAAAACATAAAAGCATTATTAGTAAAAGTAGTAGTTTTCTTTTCATAATCAGTCAGGTATTAAGTCAGACATTTCTTTTTTATGCCATTGATTATTTTCTAATATAAGAACATCTTTATGATTTTTACTCATTAACACTGCTCTATAAATATGTTCACCTGTTTCTAATGTTACATCCGAATATATTAAGATTAGATTATCTATTTCAAGTGAATTAACCGTTATAGAAATCAATTTATTCGTCTTAATTATTCGTGTAACAATCCCTTCGAATTTTGTATAGTGTGTTATTCTTAAATTAACAATATCGTGTCTTTCAACATTGGATAGTTGTTCAACAAAAGTCGGTTGCAACTTTGATATAGCAGAATCTTTTATGAATAGATATGGTTTATCTTTATCCTTTTCTTTTCTTGTCTGAAACTCTTGTGCAAAAGAAAAAGATGATAAAAGAATAAATAAAATTGTTACTATTTTTTTCATATTTTTGGATTTTAATATCCTACTAATTGGCGTATTACTAAGCTATCATTCTGAATGTTTGTACAACTAAAAGAAGTGGTCCCAATCCACCAATAACCTATTCTTGCATATGAATTACCCATGATAGGCGCTCTTGATGTTGATCCTGTGCCGAAACCAGAATTGTATTCAGTTAAAAATACACAAGCATCATTGTAAGATGATTGATGATAAAGGCCTAATGTATGTCCTACTTCGTGTGAACTGGCTTCGAATATATTTTTCTGTTTATATCCAAGTGCTTTACTAAAAACAAAACATGGCACATCTAATCCCCATTTGATAGATTCCAAATAAGCAACACCTCCTGCACAAGCAGTCGGTCCACAATAAAACTCAAAGTTTTCAGTTATTATCACTCGCTGTCTTCTTACAAGAGAAGCTGCATTGTAAACACTTGAATCTGTTGTTACTGCTATTGATGCAAATTGACTAAAATCTTTTCTGACAGAATCTACGATGTTATTGATTTCAACCGTACTAAGGCCTGAAGGAGTTGCGTAAAAGGGCAACCCTCCGTTTTGAGAAGTCCAATACTGACTTGTAACATATTGGCCATCAAAATCTAAAAATATAACCCAATTCCCAAATGCTGGAGGTGGAGGAAAAGGCGTAGCGTCACATGCATCACCTATTCCATCTTTATCACTATCTAATTGATCTGGATTAAAAGTTACCGAGCAATTATCTTGTGAATCAATTATTCCGTCTTTATCAGTGTCTCTTGTTTTTCCGCCACTTCGCCTAAGAGCAACTTGTTGATCTTTAGGCGACATCCTGGCAACGGCATTAAATTGGGTTATTCCAAAATCACAAGTTTCAGGAGACTTTTTCTTAAAGGAAATTTGTTTGGTTTCTTCTTTTGTTGGTTCTGTTTGTTTTTTACAGAAGGGTAATAATAAAATTACCACAGTTGCCCATAGTAAAGTTTTTGTTGTTTTATTCATAATATATGGTTTTACACAATTTTGTGCCACCATAACCAACCTAAGATTCTAACAAAAAAGTATCTTAGTTTATTATCGAATTTATTGTCATTAACGATATTTGCCCAAAAAAGCATTTCATCATCAACTTGCTTTCTTGTCATTGAATGGTCTCTAATGACATAAAGTCTATCATGAACTAAATATGCGAATAACCCATCATTAAAGGGTCTAACGATTGACCATAACCATTTAGGTACTGTAGACATATCATATGTAAAACCTTTCGGAATGTTTATGATTTTTCCGCTACTTAAAATAATGGTTAATGGTTTCTCTATTCTCCAGTATTTAGAGCTCTTGTCTGAATAAATATAAGATTGTACGATTAAATCATCGGTAAGTAGTTGCTCTACTATATTATCCTTAGTTATATAGCCTGCCTTTGCCATTTGCTATTTGATTGGTTACAACTTGTAGATTTTCCGTTCTTATCGATGTAACCTGCTCATTTAGACTAATCCATTCGGCATTATTGTTTCCAACACCTGTTGCTATTTGCGTTGTAAGTAAATCCATCATTTCAGTATTTATATTATTATAGCTACCTTCGGGCTTTTGTGCTAAAATACGAAATACATTTACAAAAGTTTCAACACCAACTGAAACCGTTGCTAAATCATCATCATTCAGAGATTGGCATGTCGTTCTTATATCATCTATAACAGGCTGCGATACATTAACAACAAGTCCAATAGATTCTGCTCCGGCCAAATAATTTTTTACAGCGGAATATCTAGCTATTTCACTTAATAATATATCAGCAATTAAATAAAAATGTTTTGCTTTAAGTTGTATTTCTATCATATACATTATTTAATATAAATATAATTATTTTTTATAGTTAAGCATATTTGTATAAACCTCATAATATCTATCTGCTATAATATCCCAATTATATTGTTTACAAGTATCATAACCGTTTTCTTTTAATTGAAATTTCTGATTATTTGTAAGTTGTGTAAATTCATAAATTCCATTAGTAATCTCTTGCGGTGTAGAACCACAATATAAACTATTTGAATCGGTTAAGAAATCCGATAACCCATCTACTCTAGATGATAGTAGTATCGTCTTTGATGCCAACGCTTCTAAAGCAACAATACCAAATGGCTCGTGCTTACTTGGCATTATCACAGCATCGGCTGAGTGTATTATATCAATTTTATTTTGGTTGTATACAGGTCCGTAATAATGTATTCCAGATTTATTTTGTAAAGCTTTTTCTAGTGCATTTATCGCTTCCACATCTCCTCCATTATAAGATCCTACAAAAATTAAATCAACGTCAACTGGTAATTCGGAATCCAATAATTCTACTATTGATTTCATAATGGCAAATCTACCAATATAAATAATTTTATATTTTCTATTTCCAGGTAATTTAATTTTATTTTGTTGTTTCCAATTATTCAAATCAATACCATTTGGAATAATATCAGTCTTATCTATAAATTGTGGAAAATACTTTGCATACCCATTAGATACATTTATGATTTTATCTGCATTTTGTAACCCAAACCACTCCATCTCAACGTGTGCTTTATGTAACCACATACCATCTATTGTATTAAAATCGGCGCACATTTTAATACCAACATTAGCCATGGCATTTGCGGATAAATTCATTGAAACCAATAGGGGAACATTATGATACTTTGCCAAATACACTCCCGCAAAATATGTAGACCAATCGTAAGAATGAACAAAATCTGGTTTTGGAAATTTAAGTGCTTCTGCTAAATATACAGTATGCCCTAATAAAGTATTTATTGAACCATGTTGTATTTGTGGAATTGGATGCGATACTCCAATATAATTTTTATCTTTGATTGTAGTATCTGGATAGCCGACTATATTAAATTCAACTCTATCCTTCAATCTTTCATAAATGTTTTTGAATTGTACACCAAGTCCACCTGTCGGTTTAGATATACTATCAGGAAATATACATAACACTTTCATAACTTACAATTTACAATTTTTTTTTAATAAAAACAAATATAATTATGTAAGACCACACGCACCATCAGACATAATTATATCAATAACATCGCTTGAATTTATTGTTATAGCCGTAAAATTCATCGTTCCATCTGATGTTCTTGATATACATTGCTCCAAAATTGAATTTTTGTACAGCGATACACTAATTTCTTCAAAAAGTGTTGTAGAAACATTTACAGAAATAGAATTAGTTGTTCCAGAGTGATTACCTGTTAAAAAATCGCCACCGGTTAATGGAAGAGAACCTTGAATGGCTGTAAATGTAATTCCTGATATTGTATTTATAGTACCCCAAATTGAATTATTATCTACAATTAGGTTTACTCTTTCCCATACTAAATCACTTCCTAAGTAAATTTTATTAACGGTATTTGATCCCAATCTAAAATCTCCTACACTTATTGAGCCTAATGATATTGCCATAATTAAATTATTACATATAAAGTATTACTATCAGGTGTTATACCACTATATTCTGCCGATGATAAAGATACTATTTTCAATATAGGTGAAGTTCCAGTAAAAGTATCTCCCAGGTTTGTTATGAAAGAACCCGATTGTGAGCCGGATCTAATAAGTGCAGATCCTGACACCGTCAATGAACTCGAAACCGTCAATGAACCCGAAACCTCTACTCTAGATCCAGATGCGTATACTAAATTAGACCGGTTTGAATTACTTGTACCATTACCAATGATAAATGCATAATTTGCTGAGCTTGTTATATTATATGCACCCTGTACATGTTGGTAGCTACCCGCTGCTATTGTAAAAAATCCTTCAGCATGGGATGCCTCTGCGGATGCGGTTGTTGTATGTCCTTCGGCGTGCGCCCATCTTGCAGATGCCAAAGTTCTATATCCTTCGCTATGAGATCCTGTATTAGAGCTAAATGTTTCTTGTCCTTCGGAGTGGGAAAACTCACCATTTGCTGTAGTAGAAGATCCTTCGGCGTGTGAACCTTGTCCAAAAGCAATTGTACTACCACCTTCGGCGTGTGAGTATATTCCTCTTGCTATAGAAAAAATGCCCTCTGCATGCGAATAAGAACCGGTTGTCTGTGTTTGAAAACCTTCGGCGTGTGAATAAGATCCTGATGCCCATGTTTCTTGACCTTCAGCGTGTGAGTAGCCTCCTATTGCTTGAGTGTTAAACCCTTCTGTGTGTGAAGCTACTCCTATTGCTTGTGTAATCCAACCTTCTGTGTGTGAATATGCTCCTATTGCTATTGTTGAAATTCCTTCTGCATGCGAGCCTTCTCCTATTGCTTGTGTTGTTCGTCCTTCTGCGTGTGAGTCACTTCCCATCGCTTTTGTTCGGTCTCCTTCTGCGTGTGAATATGAACCCGATGCTAATGTTTGGTCTCCTTCTGCATGTGAAAAATTGCCTGCAGCCCAAGTGAGATTACCTTCCGAATGCTGACCGGCATTTCTAAATGAGTTTGCGCTAAATAGAGAATATATAAAACCATACCCACTTAGGCCGGGTGCACCAATAGTTGTAGTAGATCCATTGGTTGTTACACTGGTTACAACCCCACGTTGCCAATTAGTAGTTGGACCACGATCTGATCCGGCGGTATAAATAAATCCAGAGCCAACAGGAAAAATACCTACGAAATTGCCAGTTATTGTTACCGAATTTGATGTATATCCCGATATAGCGTAAGATTCTGGATTAGCTGCCCACGTTCCAAATCCTTCAGCGTGAGCATAACCAATACTAGCTACTAAGTTGTAATAACCTTCGGCGTGCGAATATCCATTTTCACTGCCAGAGCTATATATTATGTTTTGCCTACCTTCTGCATGCGAATATGCAGCAATTACTTCATTATTCCAGCCTTCCGCATGAGAAAAACTGCCAGATGCTATTGAACCACTACCTTCGGTGTGTGAAGCAAGTCCTATTGCAACGGTATACACTCCCTCAGCGTGCGAATATGAACCCGTTGTTCTTGTACCAGCACCCTCTGCGTGTGAACCTTCTCCTGATGCTTCTGTGAAGCCACCTTCTGAATGCGACCAGTCTCCTGCTGCTAGCGTATCTACACCTTCGGAATGAGCTGCTCTTCCAACAGCATTCCATAACGGACCAGCTGCTTCGGTTTGTTCACCTTCGGCATGTGAATACGCACCCGATGCCCATGTTTCTCTACCTTCAGCGTGCGAACCTTCTCCGGATGCAAGTGTTATTCCACCCTCTGCATGCGACCCAAGTCCACTCGCGACAACATAGGCTGATTCAATCCCTACACCCTCTGCATGTGCGTAGTGTCCGCTTGCTAATGTATAAACTCCTTCAGCGTGTGAATAGTTTCCTGATGCGTTTGTGGATGCACCCTGTGCATGTGAGTACAATCCATTGGCACCTACATCTAGTCCTTGCTGAAAACTCTGACTAGTATGTATAAATCTAAATGAACCAGTTCCAGCAAATGTACTATTCCTATTGAATTGTATTTGAGTATCTGAACCACCAACTGTACTTCCACCGCCTCCGGCCGATGATGTATAACTTACTAACCCCGTAGTTGTATTATAAGTTAATACGAAACCGGTATTGTTTACAGCTACGCCACTTACAAACAATGAACCGGAAACAGTAGTAGATCCAGTTACTATTAATGATCCTGTAATTTGTGTATTACTATTTATAGATACGATTGTACCCGTATCACTTATACTCGAACTTGTAATATGTTCGTTGCCTGTTCCTTTTAATAATCTATTTTGAGGAATATATATTTCACTACCAAGATTACCATATGTTTCGGGCCCCATAAGCAAAACAGATGAAGTTACAGTAACACCATCCCCTCTATGAACAAATAGCCATTCATCTTGCACAGAATCATATAACAATGATCCAGAACCCGGAGATGAACCTGAATCTATAACTGCCAATCCGCCATATCTAATTGTTGGTGAAGATACATTTGTCGTAATCAGATTTGTTCCTATGTTTAATACCGATGAACTTATATATTGTATTGAAGAACTACCTAACACTGTAAGATTACCACTTATAATCAATGAACCACTTATTGATTGATTTGCCGTAAATATATTACTTCCGGTTGTAGCAAAAGATGCGGTTTGATTATTTCTAACAAATGAGCTAGTCTGTGAATTTATTACAAAACTACTTGTCTGCGAATTAGTTACGAAAGAGCTAGTCTGCGAATTTAATACATAAGGCGAAAGCATTGAAGCCGTTTGTGCATTAGCTACAAAGCTTGAAGTTTGTGAATTAGTTACGAAAGAGCTTGTTTGTGTATTTCTAACAAAGCTTGAAGTTTGAGAATTGGTTACAAATTGAGTCGTATCTACTGAACCAGCTCCAACAGCAGATGATGCTGTATAAGTTATTCTGCCAGTAGTTGTATCATATGTTAATACATGCCCCGATCCGGCCGATAATGCTGCTCCACTTACAAACACCGTTCCGCTTATATTTAAGGCGCCATTTATTGTATGAGAATCAGTTGTTGTATTTCCTATTGTTACGGCGTTTTGATTAACAATAAATTCTCCACCAAAAACGGAAAGTGATGATGTTATCGTTACAGATCCTGATACTATCATAGATCCGCTTCTTATTGTCAATCCATTCTCATCAAATCTTGCTCTTTCAATTCCCTTAAAATAAAATCTTGTTGCAAAATTATTAGCTCCACCTAAATCAGATCTTGGTTGTATAATCAGATCACCAGCTAAGGTTGCGGGATTACCATTTGTTCCGGTATTACTTCCAGCTACTACTATTAGAGATTGTGTAAATGATGAAGATATATTAGTATTGGATGCTAAAACATCTCCTATTCTTAAACCAAGACCATCGGTACTACCTCCAAAATGTGCACCACCTGCTACCCATAATTTACTATTTTGTATAGAACCTACAGTACCTGCCCCAATACCAATACCTGATTGCGTTTGGTATAGAATACTTGAACCTAATGTAGTTGTTGTATTCCATATTGGTATAAAGTTTGTAGTTCCTACTAATTGCGAATTTGTAGTAAAGCTTGAAGTTTGTGAGTTTAATACAAATGAGCTCGTTTGAGTATTAGTTACGAAACTACTAGTCTGTGAGCTTATTACAAATGATGAAGTCTGTGTATTTGTTACAAAGCTTGAAGTTTGAGTATTTCTTACAAAACTACTAGTCTGCGAATTAGTTACAAACTGTGTAGTATCTACTGAACCAGCTCCAACAGCGGATGATGCTGTATAAGTTATCTGACCCGTTGTAGTATTGTAAGTTAATACATGGCCTGTTCCTGATGAAAGCGCTGCTCCGCTAACAAAAACAGTTCCACTAACAAATTGGTCGCCACGGAAAGTATTAGAACCAGTCGTAGCAAATGATGCAGTTTGAGTACTTCTAACAAAACTACTTGTCTGTGAATTAAGTACGAATGAGCTGGTTTGTGAATTTGTCACAAAACTGCTAGTCTGCGAATTTAATACAAAACTACTTGTCTGCGAATTAGTTACGAATGAGCTAGTTTGTGAGTTTGTTACAAATTGAGTCGTATCTACTGAACCCGCTCCAACAGCAGATGATGCTGTATAAGTTATCTGACCTGTCGTTGTATTATATGTAAGAACGTGGCCGGTTCCAGATGAAAGCGCTGCTCCACTAACAAATACAGTTCCACTAATAAATTGACTTCCTCTAAAAGTATTAGAACCGGTCGTTGCAAATGATCCTGTTTCAGAATCCAATACATATGGAGAAAGCATTGAAGCGGTTTGTGCATTTAGCACAAAACTACTTGTTTGTGAGTTTACTACGAAAGAGCTAGTCTGTGAGTTTGTTACAAAGCTTGAAGTTTGTGTATTTCTTACAAAGCTACTTGTCTGATTATTCAGTACATATGGAGAAAGCATTGAACTTGTCTGTGAGTTCAATACAAATTGAGTCGTATCTACAGATCCAGCTCCGACAGCTGCTGAAGCTGTATAAGTTATTTGTCCTGTTGTAGTATTGTAAGTTAATACATGTCCCGATCCGGCCGATAATGCTGCCCCACTTACAAAGATTGTACCGCTAATAAACTGGTCACCACGAAATGTATTGGAGCCTGTAGTAGCAAATGAGCCAGTTTGAGTACTTCTAACAAAGCTACTCGTCTGTGAATTGGTTACAAATGAGCTAGTCTGCGAATTAGTTACAAATGAGCTTGTTTGTGAGTTTAGTACATACGGAGATAGCATTGAAGCAGTTTGTGCGTTTAGTACAAAGCTACTAGTCTGCGAATTGGTTACAAATTGTGAAACATCCACACTACCAGCTCCAACGGCCGAGGATGCGGTATAAGTTATCTGACCTGTTGTTGTGTTATAAGTTAATACATTACCGTTGCCCGAAGATGCTGCTGCTCCACTAATAAATACCGTACCGCTAATAAACTGGTCACCACGAAATGTATTGGAGCCTGTCGTAGCAAATGAACCGGTTTGTGTACTCCTAATAAAACTGCTAGTCTGTGAATTAGTTACGAAAGAGCTAGTCTGCGAATTTACTACAAAGCTTGAAGTTTGTGAATTAGTTACGAAAGAGCTAGTCTGCGAATTTCTTACAAAACTACTTGTCTGTGAGTTTGTTACAAATTGTGAAACATCTACAGATCCAGCTCCGACAGCTGATGAAGCTGTGTATGTGATTTGACCTGTAGATGTATTATACGTCAATACATGGCCAGTTCCAGATGATAATGCTGCTCCACTTACAAAGACCGTTCCACTTATATTTAGTGCCCCATTTATTGTATGTATATCGGTTAATGTGTTTCCTATTGTTACGGCGTTTTGATTAACAATAAATTCTCCACCAAAAACTGATAGGGAAGAAGTTATATTAACCGTTCCGCTTATTATTTGATTACCTCTAAAAGTATTAGAGCCAGTTGTAGCGAATGATGCTGTTTGTGAGTTTAATGTGAAGCTACTAGTCTGACTATTAGTTACAAAGCTTGAAGTTTGTGCATTTACTACAAATGAGCTAGTCTGCGTATTAGTTACGAAAGAACTTGTTTGTGAGTTTAATACAAACGAGCTAGTCTGCGTATTAGTTACGAAAGAGCTCGTTTGAGTGTTTCTAACAAAGCTACTTGTCTGTGAGTTAGTTACGAATTGACTGGTATCAACAGATCCTCCGCCTATAGCAGAAGACGCTGTGTATGTTATTTGCCCTGTTGTACTGTTGTAAGTCAATACATTACCGTTGCCCGATGATAGTGCTGCTCCACTAATAAACACCGTTCCACTAATAAACTGGTCACCACGGAAAGTATTACTACCAGTTGTGGAAAAAGATGAAGTTTGGGTATTTCTAACAAAACTACTTGTTTGTGAGTTTACAACAAAAGAGCTAGTCTGTGAGTTTGTTACAAAGCTTGAAGTTTGCGAATTAGTTACAAAACTACTAGTCTGATTATTTAATATAAATGACCCTGTCTGCGTATTAGTTACGAAAGAGCTTGTTTGTGTATTTCTAACAAAACTACTTGTCTGCGAATTGGTTACAAATTGAGAAACATCTACACTGCCAGCTCCTACTGCCGCAGACGATGTATAACCCACCTTTCCACTAACGGAATCATATGTAAGTACATTTCCATCGCCAGCTGATTGCTGTGCTCCTATTCTTAAGTCTGCGATACTACCTGAGTCTGTGTAAAATATTGGCATTTGTTATATTGATATTAAACTACTACTAATAAATATATTGTCGATTTGAGTTTCTGTTAGTCCTACTATACTTCCTATTGCGCCAACAGTTGGTGAAATACGTGATATAGTATTTGCGCTAACCCAAGCCTCTTCGGTTATGATTTTTTGAGAACCGGTCATTTGTGTAATAATATAATCAACCTGGTCTTTCAAAGTTGTAAAGTTATTATCCGTTGCCGACTCTAATGCTAATTGTGCTTTGAATTGCCAACGCATTACTCTAATAGGGCAGTTAGTAATCAAATCTACATATGAGGATGGTATTTCATCCGCATCCCCATTGAATGCTGCTTTTGTTTCTTCATTACCTTGCATATCGTAGTATGTTACCGCATTACCATTGATACTATATTTTCCTTTTTGCATATATTTTTATTTTTAATTTATCAATACTTGTGCTACTTGTCTTACTGCTTCCGGATTTGTACCCCAGTTTGGCGTTGTCCATCTCATTTCCAATGAATCACCTTTTGTAATTTGTAAAGGTGTTGCCAATGTGAAAGTCAATAGTTGTGCAGCGGTATTATGCTCCAATGTGGTTGTTATCGTTGTAGTTTGTCCCGTAGTTACATTTGCTAATACCAATGTACTATCTTCGGATGTACCTACTACACCCGCTACTGATACCATAAGTGTAACATATGTTGCCCAACCGGATGCCATTGCTATAACTCTACGTGTGGCAGCTGCAGTAGAGCTTGGGTTTTGGGCCATAAAATTACCAATATAATAAGTTGTTGAATCTAATGGAGTTCCCGTTGTCCAATCATGAGCAAATTGACAAACATATTGATTTTTATTCAACAATGTCCAATCGGAAACCCCATCGGATTGTAGTAGTAAAGATTCGGCTGCACCCAATCTTCTTGTCAATCTACCATCTATTGTTTCAGTAGTATTAGCATCTACAGTTACTATACCCGTTCCTCCATTTTTTATGTAAAGTTGTCTACCACGATTACCAACTACAGTATACAAGCTAGCCGTAACATTTCCAGTTAAATCTATTGTAGAATCTGCTATTGAAGCCGTATAAGTAGCTGATGCTGTTACAAATCTCAAAGCCAATGAGCCGGAAACGGATAATGAGCCCGTTACTTCGGTATTACTATTTATTGAAACAATCGTACCCGTGTCGGTTATGTTACTATCATTTAGATGTTCATTCCCTTTACTCTTTGGAATACGATTGGCCGTTAAATATATTTCACTACCTAAATTATCTATCGTTTCAGGTCCTTGTAAAAATAAAGATGATGTTATATTTGTGCCATTTCCTTTATGAACAAATACGAACTCATCTTGTACGGAGTCGTATAATATAGAACCCGAAACAAGCGGTGAACTACCCGAATCAATAATTGCTAATCCACCAAAACGATTAGTAGGATTAAATGTATTTACGGTTATGAGATTAGTTCCTATATTAAGTGTTGAAGAAGTTACATATTGAACCGATGCACTACCTAAAACCGTTAAATCATTTGTAATAGTGAGAGAACCCGATATTATTTGATTATTTGTAAATGTATTTGAACCTGTAGTTGCAAATCTTGTACTATCTATTCCATCAAGTAAGTCCGAATTACTTGCATAAGATGCTGTTCCCTGTAAGGTGCCGGTAGCAACTAATGATGTTGCTATTACATTGGAACCATTGTAAGTTAGTGCAGGAACTCCACCAAATACTCCTGCGTTGTTATATTGTATTTCTCCAGAGTTTCCGCCAGGTGTAGTAGAACCACCCCCACCTCCGCCACCACTTGTACCACTACCAGATTGTATTGCTATCCAATAAACTGGACCTGTAAGTGCAATACTACTATTTGAATTTATTGTAAATCCACTTGTCGTTTTACTTTGTACAGTCCACGTTCTACTATCATCTCCCTCAATACTAATTGCGTAATTGTTATCCGTAAATGGTGTTGTGAATGTTACACTTGCAGTTAATGGCGTTCCGTTGAATGATGTATTTGATATTTGACTTGCGTATGTTACCAATCCTGTCGAACTACCACCCAATCCAGCCGATGAAGTATATCCAATTTGACCTGTAGTGGTATTATAGGTTAAAACAAATCCGGTATTGCTTACAGCAGCTCCGCTTAAGAATAGTGAACCACTTATAGTTTGATTTCCACGGAATGTGTTTGAGCCTGTAGTTGCGAATGATGCAGTCTGATTATTTAATACAAATGAGCTAGTCTGTGAGTTTGTTACAAATGATGAAGTCTGGCTATTAGTTACAAAGCTTGAAGTCTGTGAATTAGTTACAAATGAGCTTGTCTGTGAATTTGTAACAAAACTACTTGTTTGTGTATTAGTTACGAAAGAACTCGTCTGGCTATTTAGTACAAAGCTTGAAGTTTGTGTATTAGTTACGAAACTACTAGTCTGCGAATTTGTTACAAATGAACCGGTCTGACTATTAGGTACGAATTGTGAAACATCTACGCTACCAGCTCCAACAGCCGAAGATGCTGTATAAGTTATTTTACCCGTTGTAGTATCGTAAGTCAATACATTACCGTTGCCTGAAGATGCCGCTGCTCCACTAATAAACACAGTTCCACTAATAAACTGGTCACCACGAAATGTATTGGAGCCTGTCGTAGCAAATGAACCGGTTTGTGCATTTAGCACAAAGCTTGAAGTTTGTGAGTTTGTTACAAATGATGAAGTCTGATTATTAGTTACAAAACTACTTGTCTGATTATTAGTTACAAAGCTACTTGTCTGATTATTAGTTACAAAGCTACTTGTTTGTGAGTTTGGTACATAGCCCGGCACAAATGAAGCAGTGCTTGCGAAACTACTGCTTAAAACAGTCATTGAGCTTGTTTGCGAATTTAATACAAAGCTTGAAGTTTGAGAATTTGTAACAAAACTACTTGTTTGTGAGTTAGTTACGAAACTACTAGTCTGCGAATTTAATACAAAGCTTGAAGTTTGTGAGTTAGTAACAAATGATGCAGTCTGATTGTTAGTTACAAAAGAGCTTGTTTGCGAATTTGTTACGAAGCTTGAAGTTTGTGTATTTCTAACGAATGAGCTAGTTTGTGAATTTGGTACAAATTGTGAAACGTCTACGCTACCAGCTCCTACTGCTGAAGATGCTGTAAAGAATACTTGACCTGTTGTTGTATCATATGTTAGTACATTGCCATTACCAGCCGATTGCGTAGTTCCACTTATGAATAATGAGCCAGATACATTAAGATTATTTCTAAATCTACCCGAACCCGATACATCTAATGAGCCGGATATTGTACTATTATCAAGAGATATAAACCCATTACGGGTTACAAATTCATTTGCCATTTACATTGTGCTCTAGTTCACTATCCCTAAAGCCGGGGTTTTGTATAAATATCTAAAATTATATAAAATAAAATCGTTAGATAAAACGAATTATTGATTTTACCGTCCAAATTCCAGCGCCCGTTTGATTCCCTTGTATCAATAAGTTTCCGCCAGATATAGAACCACTAAATGTTAATGCTGTTGTATTTCCGAAGTCGGTTGTAGAATTATCCGTATAATTAACGCTACCTTCGTTCCATATTCCCATAAATTGTCCTGCTCTTGCATTTGCTCCGGATTTTGCAGAGTATTCCATAAATACAGCATCGTATGAAGCAGTTGGTACACTATATATTTGGAAAGTACCTGCTCCAGCGGTTACAGTTCGACGTGTATCGTTTAGAGATATTGCGGAGCTAGTACCAAATGATAGAGATCCGGTAATAATTTGGTCACCACGGAATGTGTTACTTCCGGTTGTAGCGAAAGATGCAGTCTGATTATTGATTACAAAACTACCCGTCTGTGAGTTTAGTACAAATGAACTTGTCTGGCTATTAGTTACAAAACTACTTGTCTGTGAGTTAGTTACAAAGCTTGAAGTTTGAGAGTTTGTAACAAACGAACCGGTTTGCGTATTTGTAATAAATGACCCAGTCTGACTATTAGTTACAAAAGAGCCAGTCTGCGAATTAGTTACAAAGCTTGAAGTTTGTGAGTTTAATACAAAAGAGCTAGTCTGCGAATTAGTTACAAATTGAGAAGTATCAATAGAACTACCGCCAAGTCCGGCAGATGATGTGTAACTTACTAACCCACTTGCCGTATCATATGTTAATACAAATCCCGTATTATTTATAGAAGCTCCACTTAAATATAAAGTAGATGATACTATCAATCCAGTCGAACCACTTATCGTTAATCCATCTGCTTTTAATGTAGTTCCATCGTAAGTTAGTTTTGAAACACCCGCAAAAGCACCTGCGTTATTATATTGTATTTGTCCCGTAGTTCCACCAGGCATAGCAGAACCACCACCCAATGCTGCCGATGATGTATATGTAACCAAACCGGTTGTATTATCATAAGTCAATACATGCCCAGTACCATTTGATATATTTGCTCCGCTTAAATACAATGAGCCCGATATTTGGAATTGCGAACCTGATGCAAATAATAAATTACTTCTGTTTGAGTTATTTAGACCATTACCTATAATAAATGCCCCAATACCAGTAGTCGCTCTATTAAATTGCCCAATTACTGATTGATAATCGCCTATTGCTACCGTCTGTCTACCGGCAGTATGTGAGTATGTTCCGGATGCTATTGTAAAATATCCTTCCGCGTGTGAATAATCTCCATACGCAATACTAGCTAATCCTTCAGCATGCGAAGCTTCTCCGATTGCTTCCGTATTATCCCCTTCAGCATGCGATGATGACCCAATTGCTTTTGCACCAAATCCTTCTACATGTGAGTAATTTCCAGATGATATTGTATCACGACCTTCTGCATGTGAATATATCCCACTTGCTGTTACAGCGAGTCCTTGCTGAAAACTTTGACTTGTATATATAAATCTAAAGGAATCAGTTGCTCCAAATTGGCTTCCACTATTGTATTGAATGAATGTGTCCGATGGTGACGGAGTTCCTACACCACCCCCACCAAATCCAGCCGAAGAAGTATAACTAACTAAACCACTTGCAGTATTATATGTTAATACGAAACCGGTATTGTTTACGACTGCTCCGCTCAAATATAAAGATGCGGATATAATTTGTTCACCCCTGAAAGTATTACTTCCTGTTGTTGCAAATGAACCCGTTTGATTATTCGTTACGAAACTACTCGTCTGTGAGTTTAATACAAAAGAGCTAGTCTGCGAATTGGTTACGAAGCTCGAAGTTTGTGAGTTAGTTACAAATGATGATGTATCTATATTACTTCCGGTGGGTATTGTAATATTACCGGAACTATCCGCTGCTACACCATTTACTCTTAAAACGAATGTTCCATTTGCATTTGGTAGGTAATGATATTTTAAGCCGCCCCCTAATTGCGAACCATCTATTACAGATCCAGTACTAGATAATCCTCCTCCACCAATACGAATTGCTGCTGTATTATTACCATTTTCATATACATAAAAATACGGATTTGGGTTTGATGAATTTTGAAATGTAATTCCAGAATCAGTTGTTCTAATTTGTGCATATGAAGTATTTGCTCCATCAAATATATCAATCCCTTTATCACTTCCACTAATAACTATCGTATTAACAGATGAACTTCCAACATTTGTTACTTGCTCTAATGATGGTATCGGTGCCCAGCTTGCTGATGTTGCGAAAGATGCACTATTTGCAAATGAAGCGGATATTGCTACCGATGCCGATTGTGCCCAACTTGCAGTTCCAAATAAAGAACCCGTTATACCATTTGAAACTGATAGTGTTCCTGATATTGTAGTAGATCCTGTGACTTGTAAACTACCGGTCGCAACGGTCGTTCCTATAAGTCTCTGAATATCATCCGGTGTATTTCCAAAAGTATTTGAGCCAGTAGATACCGCATTTACTACTTGTATATTTTCATAAATTATATTAGTAAACGATGCAGTACCTAATACATTCAAAGATCCAGTTATGGTTACTCCGCTACCGCTTACAACCAAAGAGCCGGTTATTACGGCATTACCATTAAACGGAAATGTACTGCCACCACTACCCAATGATGCCGTTGAAATATAACTTAGTTGGCCGGAAGATGAATCGTATGCAACAATATGTGATGCGGATTGGCTAACTAAACTTCTTAATCTAACCGACCCGCTTACATCAAAATTACTTTGAGGATTTACTACATTTATACCTATTTTACCATCGGTTGAACCGCTTGATATTGTTGTTGTAGAAAAATATGATCCAGTTCCAAATATAATTCCACCTATGTTTATAGAATCACGTCTATTCGGTTCCAATGTTACAGCAGTACCAATAATTATGTTATTTCTACCTACACTGCCGGCAGTAGAAACACCATCAGTACCCGAATTATGTCCTATTATTGTTGAATAGCTTGCGCTTATGGCAAATCTACCCGCCCTAAGCCCAATAAATGTTGAACCAATTAAATTTCCGCTTGAATTACCAGCATTAAATCCTATAAAATGACTATAAGATGCGCTACTATTTACGCCCACACTTTCACCTATAAAAATAGATCTAAAAGTTCCATCTGCATATTGACCGGCTTGTTTTCCTATAAAAATAGTTGAAATACTAGTTGGTGTGTTTATATTTAATCCCGCTTGTGAACCAAGCATTATGTTATCATTAGGATTAACATTATAAGCCGTACTACCCAATATATTTGAACCATAACTATATAAAGTAGATCCCGTAAGCGCTATCGGATATGATGATGTTAAAGCTGTAATTGCATTTGTAATAGACCCACTAAAAAATGATGCAGTTAATGCATTTGTGGCCCAACTTGCTGTACCTATTAAATTACCATTAAATGATCCAGAAAATGCACCTGAATTTAATAAAAATGAACTACTAGTAGAATTTCCTCTAAATAATTGTAAATTTCCATTATCGTATGATGCCGATACATATGCATTTGGAGTAAATGATGCGGTTTGAACCGATCCGGTTATGCCTTGTTGAATCGTTAATGAACCCGAAATTATTTGCGTACTTCCTACGCTACCGGTTGTAATATAGCTACCAAGTTCTGATTCAAATGCTAATTCTTTCCAATTTCCCGTATTATTCCAATTAGCGCTTGACGTGGTAGCGCCATAAAACGCATAATACTTTTGCGTGCTACTAACAAATATAATAGTGCCTGTTTTTCTTTTTGGTTCAGGTATACTACTGCCAGTTTGAGATAAATTTGTAAGTGTAATAGCATTACCCCGTATATCACTTATATCGGCAATAGGATAATTTGGATTATTGTTTTCTAGTCTATCTGGAAAATATAGTGGCATATTATGAAATAGTTAGTATATCACCAAGTCTAAAAGCCCCTGGCTGTGTTGATTTATATATTTTGTATGTTGTAGATACAGAACTACCATTAGTTATAGTATATGTTCCTATATTTGTAAATGCTGTTCTAACATCGCTCAATCCTTTAGAAATAGTTGTTAAATCAGCATAAGTAGATGGATATATAATGTAAGTATATTTGCTTGTATCAGCATTATCATTTGAGCAAACCGCTGTCCAACTAACCGAGTCTGTTAATTCGGAATCAACCAATTCATTATAAACCGTTTGAGCAGTTGTATTATTCGTTACATCAGTTGTACTAGCTGCTAATACATTTCTGAATTTGAACGCATAGTTTAATACCAAAGGTGTAATGTTTTTAGTATTATCTGGTGTTCTTGCATTAACCGTAAATGTTATGTTACCAACTGTGTTTCGTGATGGTGTTACCGAACCTATTATAGATGTTTTTGTTGCAGATAATGTTCCTATACTATCTGTACGATTAGTACCATTTGTTGCTCCACTCATAGTTACAGATGCGTTGATAGCATATGCGCTATTTGAATCGGTTGTAGAATTTAATTCATATGTATTAAAACTAAAAGATGAGCCAACTTCTCTATCTGTACTTGATATATTAGTTAATCCATTTTTAAGAATTAGATTACTCATCGATGATGAAACATATGGTGCTAGTAAATCTTGCCACAATGTTGTAAAATCTGTTCCTGAGCCAAATGTTTGGCCGGATTCAATACCACCAACTGTTCCAGTGGCTGTTATTCCAGAACCAAGAGCGCCAGATCCTGTTAAATTATTAGCGAATACATTTCCATTAAGAATTATATCTCCATTTATAGATTTATTTAATGGTAATAATGTAATTATAGAAGATCCACTACCTATTTGTACAGCATTTATACCCCCATTTAAGTAAAATTCGCCATCGGCCAAACTTATAACGCTTGAACCACGCCTAATTTCTAAAATACCTGCCATTATTGATTATTGGTTTCATATAAATATAAAAGGAAACCAATTTAATAACAATAGGGTATTAGTCGTTTATTATTTTCTTCTTATTTCCATCCATATCTTTGAATATCTCCTGATACGGTTTTCTTGGTTTGTATTTTACAGAATCCTCTTTTTGTTTAAGAGTTTTAATTCCGAGTGGGTCTCTACCAAGTGGATGGTCATCTTTGCCATATCTTACGGGGTCTTTTGGGCGTCCTACTTTACCTTCCTCTTCCAATTCTTCTTTTATTTTTTGGATTTCTTCTTCTACATTAGTTGGTTGTTCGGGTTGTTGTGCCGGGTCTACACCTTGCGTTTCTATTGATTGAAGTCGGAATGCCTGCTTTGTATCTTCTAATATAGCAAGTGTTTGTTCATCTTGCTCATCTTTTGCCATTCCAAGAATTGCTTCATACATCCATTCTTTTGATAACATTTTAGTTCTTTGCATTGATTCAATCAAAGATATTTTAGATGTATATAGTTCAACCTTCTCTTGTTCATATATTTTAGATGGTAGAGTCAGTTCAAGACTGAAATCGGTTAAACGGTCATCATTTATTCCCTGTGAATATAAGTGAACAATTGCTATTTTTGTTAGCTCAGAAATAATTACCCTTTGTACTCTTTCAATAGTTTTTGCAAAACGAGAATCAAGAGCCGCAAGAGTTGCTTTACCATTTGTATCTTCGGAATATCCTAACCATGCTTTTGGCATTTTAAGTGATGCCATTAATTTGTTTTTAAGGTAATCAATATCCTCAATCATTGTATATTCCATACCTTTTAGTGTATCAATAGCTGTACCATTATCCGAGCCACGAACAGGCATATAATAGTCTTCCATTAAATTTTGGATATTATATTTTAAGTTGTAATCGCCCGTTCTCTCATCAACAAATGGAGTCTTTTTAGAATTATTTATGATTTTTTGCATGTAGTTATCCACTTCGTTTGGTGGTATATTACCTACATCTATTTTGAATATACGCTTTTCAGGTGCTCTAATTATTCTATGAATTAACATAGCATCTTCCATTAGAGATAATTGCTTCCAAATACGACGTCCACCCTCAATCATTGATTTTCCATATGGTAGAAAGTTTGAATCATTATTTAATCTGAAGTGTGCAACCTCAAAATTTTCAAATTCTTTTTTAGAACTCATACCATAAGCTCCCAATGGATTTTGGTATGGAGCATATACAAATTTTACTCTTTGTGGGTTTTCAGGGTCAAAATTTTCTACACGGGTTACTTCATATGGTGAGTATGGAAATACATTAACTATACCAGTATTTTCTGCTATTTCTAATTGTAAAAATAAATCACCATATTTAACAAGATTTCTTGTCCAAGGCCAAAGATTAAATTCTACATTAAGAATATCGTAAAAAAGATTTTCAAGTATTTGTTTTACATTATCATCTGGGTGATGAATTTTTAATACATTACCAAATTCATTTCTTGCGGTAGTTTCATCAGCGTAAATATCCAAAGCAGAACTAATAATTGGGTCCTGATCCATTGAATCGTAATCACGGAAAAGGTCTATACGAACTTGCTGATATGCCAATGAGGAGTCGATTTGACCCGAAGCATAGTTAGTAACCTTTAATTTCATAAACCTGTCTACCAGGTTTGTTGTCATATTTTGATATTCATCGGTATCAATTATCTTCGTACCTTTACTCGTCTTACGGACTATTGTATTGGTTGAAAATAATTTTTGTAACCTACTAAAAAATGTTTTATCTGCCATTTGAAAATTTTAACTACTAATATATGTATAATTTTTGGAATCGCCAAATTACCATTTACGGCAAGACCAATAGCGAGCTTTCCAACGTGGTCCGGGACTATCACAATTATGTCTAGCTCTAAATGATTTACGTCTTTCTGGATTTGATTTTTTAATTCTCATATTAGGGTCACCAAAATTAACCTTAACCACATTACCCTTATCGTTACGAACATACACTTTGAATTTCTTAACATCGCCTTGCATTGGTTTACCTAACTTTACAGTACGTCCCTGATACTCTGCTTCTAACAAACACGGGCAAGTTGCTTCGGAAAGTAATTGATTATACTCTCTCATAAACTTTATAAAATCCTTTTCCTCTTCTATGGTTTCAACATCATATTCATCTATTTCTTCTTCCTCATTCATTTCTCTATATCCCATAGATGTACTTTGATATCGTGGTGGTTCTGCTTCCCAACAATTTCCGTTTTCATCGCAATTTAGTTCTTGCGTTTCTTCTTTTACAGGTACGCAGTTTGGTACTTCTTTACCATTTTTATTTTTTGTTCCTACTTGCTCATATCCTTTCCAACAAGGATTTTCTAATTCTTTTATTATTTCGTTTAGTGTACTTATTTTCATATGTTAAAGGTTTCAATCTATAAATATAAATAAATTAGCGAAGTAACCAAGTTAAATTTTCTTTTTCTTTATTACCTATATCCATTTCATATGGATTTTGTTTCATACTATTTATTGTATATACTCCGTTGTAATTACTTATTTGAGTTGAATTTAACATACTCTTTGTCAAATCAATTCCCTCTTGTTTTAATCGTAATGCTGTGTTTCTTACCCAAAGTCCAATTCCCATAGACATTGTAAGGTCATCGTTATATCCTTTCATAGCTTCTGCTCTTCCACCATTCCAAATAAATGTAAATAGTTCATCTATTAAACGAACAGAACGAATTAGAATATCTTTGTTTTGAATATACGAATCAAGCGATGAGATAATAAGCGGACGTGTTTTTGCAGTAGTTGAAAAACCAGCCACCATTTGCCTTTCTTCTCTATAATATCTATTCGTCATTTGCCTCTCAACATCTATATATTTAAGGTCATTACTCATATAAAATAGGTTTGCATATCCTCTATCTATTACCTGTTGAATACATGCCCAACCCACATTTGCGTTTTCAATTACAAGTAGTGCGTTATTATATTCGGTTGCTAAACTTACTAAAAAATTTCCAAAATCTTTTGTTTCTATTTTCCCACGATATTCTGCTACTTGAGAACAATCTTCAATATCAATTACTTGAGCTGCCGAATAATCTGAACTATCGCCACGCGCAACGTCGGCTACTACCATATATTGACGGTTGTAATTAGGGTGTTCCCATATCCAAAGGTTTCCATCAAATCCACGTTTTTGAATAGGGTCTACTACATATGTATCTTTGTACCACATAAGTAATTGTGGGTCTATTACAGTATCACCAGAACTTACAAAGTCGCAATCACATTCTTGTGCTGCTCCTTTAATTCCTAAAATACGAGTCTGCTCATCTCTCCAATCTTGATTTCTTTCAGGATGAACTGTCCAGTGTAATCTTATATTATGAAATCCGTTTGCTCCACTTTCACCATCTACCCACATTTTATGAAACCAGTTACCGACACCGTTTGGTGTAGATAGGACAATTGCGGCACCACCCGTAGATAGTGTTGATTGTGCTGATAACCATATTTCATCAATATCACGAATAAATGCCGCCTCATCCACAACAAGTAGTGATAGGGCTTCCGAACGTCCGGCATCAGGCGAAGATGCTATTGCTTTACATTGAGAACCATTTTTAAGTTTGAGTGATAGTTTATTATCTTCAACTGAACTATTACCACCATCTCTTAACCAAACTGGTAATAGGTCATGCATAACACGGACTTTCTCAACCAAGTTTTTTGCTACCGTTACTTTTGTTGCAATAACAAGTGCATTAAAGTCCTGATTAAACAACATTTTCCAAAGAATATATCCTGCGGAAAGTGTTGAAAGACCTAACTGGCGAGATTTTAGAATAATGTTAAACCTATTATCTTTGAAATCGGTTAAACATTCCTCTTGAAATGGATATAAATGAAATGGAATTTTACCTCGTGTCGGATGTTGTATAACGCAGTATTTTTTCATAAAGTAAATTGGGTCTTGCCCACATTTACGATACTCTTCTGCTATAACTAAAATTTTGTTTTTCTTTTCAATTTTGTTTGTATAACTTTGTAAAGTTCCAAATTTTTCACGTTCAATCTTAATTATAGAATTAAAGTTTTCTTCTTTTTGCTTATAAGTTCCTATAATGGAGTCTTGAATATATGTTTTGCGAATAGTAGAATCTAATTGCTGTTCTGTTAATTTTAATAATGCTTTTGCCGAATCCCCACTTAATAAATCCTTTGTTATCAATCTTACAATCGGAACCGGAAAACATTTATTTGTTGGGATAGTATCTTTCTGTGAAAAAGCTATCAAGCTGACGAACATCAAAATTGTCAACATTATTGATTTTTTCATGGTATATTTCTTTTATTGTTATTTTTTCATTTTTAATCCTGTCTATACTTTTGTCGATTTCAGTAATTTGAGTATTATATATTACTAATTGACTATCTAATTTATGGTTTATAGTTTCCAAAGAATCTACATGATTGTTTAGTGAATCAATCTTATTATAAGTTTGTTCTGCTAACTTTGAGCTTGGTATTAGTATAAAAAACATACAATACAAAATTATCAATAAGACCCCAATAGTTACTATATCTTTTGCGTACTTCATATTATTTAATTAGTTCTGGGTGATTTAGTTCTATAAATTTTTCTTCAAGCAATCTTATTCTTTCCAATAGTAATTCTATTGCCGTTTGTGCCCCATCAATATCTGTAAGTATATCTTTTTTTACCTGCTCAACATCAATATCCCATTTCCATTGGCTTATTGTGCCATCCTCATTAACCATATCTATTTGAGTTTTGATACCTGCTAATGCTTCTTCGTATTTTACTTTTAGGTCACGAACCGTTGCTAATTTATTTTTACTTATTTTGTAATCTTCATAATAAGGATAAGTACCATCGGCTCTTAACTTTGCTTCATATTCGTTTAAGCAATCTATACAAAATCCGGTTTTAGCACAAAGTTTTTTATCGGTTCTAGTATATTCTATAGTCTTACATTCGGGGTTTGTACAAGTCGTAAGTTTTTTTAGATATTCTCTAACATCATCGAATTGTGTAACGGATGCTACATATCCCTCTTTTTGTTCCCACTCTTTACCATCTTTATCGGTCCATCTATCGCCAACTTTTCTTTTTTCTTTTACTTCACCTTCATATCCAAAAACTCTTTGTGTATTATCCTCTCTACCGAATACGGTATCAATGATAACCTTACGAGATTTGTGCATTCCTTTGGATTTCTCATCCCAATTTTTTCTTTTTGCCATAGTATAAGTTTATAACTGTTTAGTATATATATAGAATTATTCGTAGAAAATTCCAAGTATCTGATTTAGAGGTGCGAATGTGCCTGTAAGTTTAAATTCAAGAACATCAGCACCAACTCCTAAAAAGATTTCTTCAAATGGTTTTACATTATCTTTTTGTTGTTTTATTACATTTACTTTATCATTATCATCTGCCCACTTTTTTAATTCAGGGTTTGATATGGTGTTAATCTTAAATGATTTATCACCAAATGCCCAACGTCTAACTAAAGCCTCTTTTGTTATTTTATCAACTTTAACCGGTGCTTTAGTATCTATGAAATTTTCCCACCAACTTTGATGATATACTGAAACGGTATCACTATCAGATAAACCAAACTTGCTTTGTAATTTAGATAGTTTAGAAAGATATTTGCCCTTTTTAGAACTTAACTCTTTACTTTTTGGAATTTCAGTTACGGGTGGTCCTTGAATTGTATATTTTGATTGAACATCTGCATTTACTTGCTTAATCATTCCGGCTAAGGTTCTAGCTGCCGTTTGGTCAGCTGCTATTGCTTTACCCGTTTCATCATAGCAAGTCGTATTATGGAATATAAGTAACGATTGACCATACGGAATTACATTTACAGATGTAGGCCATATAACTTCAAGGTTCATAAAACATTTACCATTTTGGAATATTTTTTCTTTTTGTTTTTCGGATAATCCACCGATTGCTACTGTCAAATCACGCATTGCGAAATTGTATGCATCGGTAAGTCCGCCTCTATTTGCGAATTTAGTTGCAACATCTTCTATTCCCATTGCGCTTGCTCCGGCATTTGCAAGATGTCCTTTGTTACGAGCTGCAATCAATCTTCCATTTTTCCAGCTTATTGCCAATGCCTGCCCATCCGTTTTCTCTCTAACTATACCAAGTTCACCATCTAATGCTTTACCAATAATATCTTTAAGGTCGCCAAAAGTTAAATTCATATCATCGAATGGATGCGACATGTGTCCATATGCACCACCTTCCATAATTAGTTGCTTTGTTTCCTCCATATTTTCTTTTATCATATTCGGCGCAGTATAATTGAATATATTAACTTGCGTACCGACTGCTGGGGGCGGTTTATATGCTTGTGGACGTGAATTAAATGGGTACATTTCCCATTTAATTTTTTTATCAATCTCATATTCAATACCTTTAACAGGATGAATCCATCTTTTACCTGGTCCGTTTTCTTCAGAAGGGTTTCTTGATGGCATTACGACACCATTCTTTTTTTGTGGATAATGATCTGATGTGTGGCTGTGTACTGTGAATCCTACTATTTCTGCGTGCGTTTTTGCCCTATCATCAAATCTTTCCCATTTATCCGTATATGGTGAACGAAAACTTTGGTCATTTTGCATACTACCCACTATATAGTTTCCTTCGTTTATAGTACGAAATGTAGTTGCTTGCTTACCATTTATAGTTGGCATTCCATGTTTATCACTACCTATATCCTTTACCGTTACACGTTTGTTTTTGAACTTACCCATTAGAACTTCATCGCCTGGATTTACTGGAACATTTATATCTTCTGCCGTTTCATCATCTACCCAAGGGCCTGCGTTTGGTCCTACCCAACCACCCGCTTCGGAATGTTCATTGAATGGGCTTATTTTCAATTCATCTTCTAATTCTTTAATCTCATCATAATCAAGCTCCATTAGGGCTTTAACTATTTCTTTTGATTTTGCGAATTTGTTACCGGTAACTACATATGCTATTTTTTGTTTTTCTTTTGCACTCCCATCTCTCCAATACTGAAATATATTTTTGAAATGAATATCATTTCTACTCATTTCGTTTATTATTTTGGTTTTTTCAGGGTTTTTGGTGAATTTAGTCGGCTCACCGGTCATTCTAGGTACATTTTTAGTAACATACTTAACGATAATTTGGTTAGCATCATCATCTCCTAAAATTTGGTCCGCTTCGGGAAACTCTAATTGAATATATCCCCCATTATGAAACCAATGGTCTGAAAGATTAACACCATCATTTGCGCCCAATTTTCTTTTTGCGCCTTTTGGTAAATATGCACCATCTGGTCTATCACTATCGGAAACGGATAATCTACTCACCTCTGATATTATTGCTCCTTCTGCGTAAATTTGTTTATTCTTTTTACCATAATCACGAAGTAATATACCGGCAACTGCGTTAGCTTGGTTTTCAACGGGTGAGCCAGTTTTACCGGCCTCAGCTGAGTTTCCTACTAATCCCATTTCATCTTGCTTTCTATGTACTAACTCATGTGCTATTGTACGGCAAATATCAGCAGTCATTCGTTTAGGAACAACAACCACTATATCCTTTGTTTCAGGACTATATCCACCAAGAGATGAATTTTGTTCAGCATATTGTCTTCCTAATAATAATTTTACTTTTGGTTTATTTTTTAGTTTAAGTCTTTCCGTTGAATACTTTACAAAATCTGCTATGTTTTCAACTTTTGATTTTGATATAGCTTCTTCTTTTAATAAATCAGAAGCGTTAGAAGTTGCTTTTAATTTTGGTTCTTCTTTTTTGTATCTTTTTATAGCATCAATTATTTGTTTATCGGATAACTTATAATTTTTAATAGTCTCAATAGTTTTTGCTATATAATTTTGCATAAACTTTTTACTATCAATTTTATCATTTCCGGTTATTTCAAATATACCAGCTGCTCCCAGTGCAATTCCACCAGCAGAGGCTTGTAATCCGCTAGCTCCTAAACTTTCAAACGCGGAATGTTTTACTATATCTTTTGCAAGATAACTGCCAAAATGTCCTCCTCCAAATTTATAAGCAATTTTTGCTCCAGCTCCTTTTAATACACCACCAACTCCAGCGCCTTTAGCTGCTGCGGAAGCTCCACCCATTATACCACCTGTTACTGCGATTGAACCAACTAACAGTGCCGTTTCTTTTGCTAATCCAACTAATCCTTTCTTTTGTTTTTTACTTGCTTCCCAAGATTTTTCAAAAAGCTTTTTTTCTTCGTGTGGTAGTGCACCTGTATCTGAAAATACGGGTTTTTTCTCTGTTTTTGGTCTACCTTTTTTATCCGTATCTTGTACAGGATTTCCCTTATCATCTTTAACCGTATGGCCGTGCTTATCTTTTTTGAAAACCGGCACATCTTCCATAACAGCTTTTCCTTTTGAATCTTTTTTAGCAAAATCAGACCAATGAGCATCTCTACCCTTTTCATCTTTAACAGATCCAATTTTACCAGTTGTAGCTAAAGATTTAACAGCGCTAAAACTATCACCAATCATTTCTTTCTTATGGTGTAACATATGTTTAACTCCGTTTCCAAGTGCTTTAGCTCCGCTTTTTAATTTATCCATCAATCCCTTTCTTTCGGGAGATTTTGGATTATTTAATGAATCAATTGCCTTACTATCTTCGCTACTCAAATTAGACTTTTCTTTATCTAATTGTTGCTTTATATCCGATTCGTGCTTTTCTTGAGGCGTTTGTTCGGCCGCTGATTTTAATTCAGATCCGCTTAATTTATTTGGTTCAGGTTTATTAGCGCCGGCTTCGGGTTCTTTACCACCTTTTTCCGTTTCACCTTTTTCATCGCCTTCTTTACTTTTTTCTCCTTCGGGCTTTTCTTTTTTTGCCGTTGGTTCAGGTTTTTCCTGGCCAATCATTTTTTTAGCTTCTATATGAGCTGGGTGGTCTTTTTTTAATCTTAATGCATCTCTAACTTTTATTTTACCATCACTACCATCGGCTTTTTTATAACTTATTTCCTTATCCATTACAGGATTTTCTGCTTCGCCAAAATAGCTTTCTATAAATTCATTAAATACCTCTTCGGTTACTATATTTGATATAATTTCTGCAATAGGATTGTAAACATATTTTTTATGAGAATCTTCATCATCCTTTTTATGTAACTTTTTACTTAATTTAGATACATCTTTTGGGTCGGGTGCTCCACCTATATATCCTTGAGGCGAAACCAATCCTACAAATGCTCCACCTGGCAATCCTTCTTCAACTTCTTCATCATCGGATTTTTTAACAGGTGATGGACCGAAATCGCCGGCCATACCTGTTCCTCTTAATGCGCCATATTCATTAAGTCCTTTTATCTTTTTTGTTATCATGTCAAATATCTTCTGATTAAATTTTGGATAAGCAACTAAAAAGAATTTCTTAGCTTTTTCAATATCATCACTTCCTAAATTATTACGAACATCTGTACCGCTTATCGGGTTTGGTTCCGGTGGTACTGCATACACATATCCAATTTCGTCATACCCGTACCCCGATTTACCCTTGTACGGCTTAAAGTATTTTCCTTGAAGCCTATCCGAATCCTTCTCACCAACAGCTGCGATATATTGTGTTGTTTGTCCATCGAATTTTTTAAGTATTTCGGTTGGTTGATATGGGTTACGAATTTGTACAAACTTATCATCAGGTATACCAAACATTGTGGTTACAATCTTCTTCTTTTCGGAAAAGTTAAAGGGAGACTTAGTTCCACTTGTATCATTTGAAGTTCCTATATAAACATTGCCAGCACCAAACTTACTTACAAGTTTTTTATAAGATGCATAATGTCCTCTATGAAATGGTTGAAAGCGACCAGAATATACTACTACTGTTTTTGTCACTTTGGGTTTATCTACTTCGTTTAATAAATTCATACTAATAAATATATTTCAGTAATAAATATCTAATCTAAACACAAAAACGGGCATAGTGCTGTCAGTGCTTTTAGTTTTTACAGTTTATTTTATTTTTAACTTACAGTGCTTTAAGTGCTGATCATTGTCGTTGATTAAAAACTCAAACATAAGTAAAATTTTTTGATTTACCAAATTATTAGTTACACGCTGGTAAAATACCTGCTAGAGTTGGGTCAGTAAATCCTGATCGGCCGCATTGGGTTGGCGCATATCCCCAAATACCAGAAATAGTTATAACTTCACTACCAGCTGGCGAAGGATTTGATAGAGTTTCTAATGGATGATTACTCGTATCCTGAGAGCATACTTGAATACCTTCCGGCCCAATTACTCCAACTGGTAAAATTACACCAGGATCGTATGTTTCTCCTTGACAAGCCGATGGATTACTTAAATCATTTGAAATTACGCTAGAATAAGCTACAAGAGCTGAAGAAGGGATAGTTGCCGTTCCCGCATTTCCAACCAATTCAAGTCTATAACTACCAATCCATCCTTGCGGAACATCGTGTGAATAAATAGGAGAAACCGTAGTAGTACCCAATGCATACCAAGTTGGATAACTATATCTTATACTTCCATCGGAATTATACAATACAACTCTATATCCCCATCTATTTCCACCCGAAACACCACCTATATCATCATAATACTGAACATTTATTGTAGTTAAAGGATTGGCTACTGTACCCGATAGAGTTTGATTTACAGTAGTCGCTCCGTAAGTTGTTGCATTTGTTGTAGTCAATGTTGTATTATAACTTCCTACATCCAGTCCATCTTTTAACCTATAATAAAAAATACCAGAACTTAACCCACCTATTATTCTACCAAAATCACTAAATGATAAATTAACTGAATTACTCCACGGGCCGCCGCTTGTTGGTGCCACTTCAAAATCGGTTGGATTACTTAAAGTTAATGTCAATATACCTGTTTCGCTTGTTAAGTTACCGGCTGTTATTGATGAACTTCTTCTGTTTGTCGATGCGCTAAACCCACCTTGATTGTAAGTAACCGATGGAATAATTGCACTAAATAATATAAATGGTACAGTAAAATATCTAAATTCATTATGTTCTGTTGTTACAACGCCACCAAAACATTTTTTTATTATTCTAAAATCAATAAAATCATAGTCTAGCCCATTTTGAACTTGTACATACCAACCTCCTCCGTAATTGGAAGCTGGTTGATATTGATATTGTGGACAAATTCCACTTATACTTGAGCTTACGCAATTAAGAGCATATGGTGCACCAAAATACCAATCATTAGAACCATCTGGTTTGAAATCTAATAACCATTCGGTATCAGGAGATATATTTGATATATCAACATAATATCTATCCACATCGATGACTCTGCCTATATAACTAACAGATAGTATTATAGGCTGTGCACAACCTAAATAATTTGTATAATCGGATCCAATTACAAATCTAGCATTTTGTGGTCTGTTTGTATTACTAGATTGGTGTACTCTATAAGTTATATAACCAACCCTCCTTTCTCCGGGTGGGCTTGTATTTGGTTTTATTTTACTTGCAAAATTAGCATAAGAAAGTTTTGCAAACACATCCGGTCCGCTATTAGCATCGTTATTTATTATTTCAATCAATTTTCCAGGATATTGGAAACCATCTGCAACATCGGTTTCTTCAATTTTAATACCATCTCTATCATATGCGGTTGCAGAAGAACTATCAAATGTTAATGGTAATTGTATAAGATTTACACTTGATGTAATACTGATTGCCGCTGGAGAGGATGATACAGCAGTTGGCGATATATCAAAATATGCGTTATACAATAAAGATGGTGTGACTTGTAGAGATGTAGCAGGAATAATACCAGAACTTCCACTTGCATTAAATGTAAACCTTATTCCAGGTATAATATCGTTACCTCCACCAAATCTTATTGTTTTTTCTAATGTTATAGGAACATATGTATAGTTTATATCAAATAATTCAAAACGAAAATCAAATGATTCACTTGGAATCTGAATGTTTGGCTTTGTTAAAAATGTTAATTCATTTGGATTAAATGCTGTTTGAGCCGCAGCTTTTAATGATATATCTGCTAGCTCCCAATTACCATTTCTAACAATAAATGAAACTCTACCATTACCATCGTTATCTGCCTTAAAATTTATAGATTGCTTTTCATACCTTTGAAATTCTGTTCCAGATAATGTACCTATTTTTTTACCATAAGGGATTTCAGTAATTGTGTTATTAAATGCAGATCCGGTTATATATACATCTAAAAGTCCTTTATTTGAAAAATTGTTGTTTTTACTAAATACAGTATTATAATTAAGTATATACTCCGTATCTTTTGTAAATGCTATATCATTTTTACTTAAAAATGCAAAAATACCATTTGAACCTTCTATTTCATTCAATGGCTCTAAAAAAACGGCATTAACTAAATTATCTGTGGTACTTAATGTAGCATTACCATTACCATCAAGTGATGCTGATGACCAAAATTCGGTTATAACATTGGCAATGGTAAATTCTCCTGTTTTTTTATTTATTTGACCTTCAGGCGCAAAAAAATCAGTTTGTAATAATTCATTTTCTTCTAAAACAATATCTTCAAGTACAGAAAATCCCTTTAATTCATTACGACTTTTTGCAAAAACTTTTAATCGGTAAATATCTCCACTAAAAGTTTCTAAATCTTTTACATTGATAGATGCGTATGATGAACTCAAGTTTGATACACTGGTTGTAGAAGTTTCATATGTTGTATCAAATTCACCCAAAGCGATATTTTTAATTTGACTACGCTCTGTTGCTGTTCTTAATGAAACAAATGGAATATCTACTATTGCTCTAAAACGATCAACTAGTTCTGTAATTACAGGTGTGTATGATGATGAATTTGAAAAAAGCTCACCATTTACGGAATATATGTTAGCTACATTTATAGGCCGTCCAACTGACCTTTTATCAAATGGAGTTGCTGCAATATCTAACAAAGTAGGCGTATTACTTATGAAACTAGCCGATGTGGGATTTATACTAACGATTTCATACCTTATAGGGCCGTTGTATGGATATTCTGTATTTGCTGGAGGAAATATAGCAACTCCTCTAAAATAGCCGGATGAAATATCTTGAGCATTCGTCCTAGTATATATTGGTAATAATCTTTCTTGAATATCAATTTTAGGTCTACGATATAACCTTATTGGAGTTGTATTGGCAATGAATGGATTTACATTTACCGTCTTTTGCCATTTAACATTTATTTTACCACGCCATTCATCGGGTATAGGTCTAATAATTCCGTTATCATCCCATTCCTTTAATTCCCCAACTATTGTTATTGTTGCAGGACCAAAAAGCGTGTCATCGTATACATGAATTGACACAGGCTTAGCTACACCTTCATAATAATCTGTTGGATTACCTCCAGCCGGCTCACTATAAATTATGTTTCCATTAGAGTCTTTAACCTCAATAAACAAATAAGAACCTTCTCTTAATTCAAGAGAACCCTGTATAAGAAATGCATTCTTACCACCCGTTAATGTATCTTGCAGTTGAGTTACCTTAAAATATCGGCTTGTTGGGTTTGTATCATTTATTAGTACCTTAAATACATCTAAATGTAACGGAAAAGATGACTTCTTAATTATAGACATTCAGTATTTCTTTTTGAATAAATATCGTAAAAAAAATAATACAAATACTTATATATGTATAGAAAACTAAAAAATACTAAAATAAAATAAAATAGTTATGGCTTACGCAATGTTACAAATTAAAAAAGAAACTCACGAAATTCTTAAAAAGTATTGTGAAGAACATGGGTTCAAAATGGGTAGTCTTGTCGAAAACCTAATTCGTAAGCATGTTGGCATTGAAAAGCCAAAACCGATAAAATCGGAAAGTAAGATTAAAAATCAATCTTACTAAATCCCTCTACTCTTTTTATTTCAATAAGCCCATCTACAATATCACGCATTTGTTCCAAGTGAGAAATTACCCAAATGAAATCAAATTGGGTTTTAAGATATTGCATCATCATAAATAACGAAGAAAGATTATCAGAATCTAATGTACCAAATCCCTCATCTATAACAAGGAAATTAGGACGAGGTAGATTACATATATTGATTAGTGCAACTCTAATAGCAAGTCCGCTAATAAATTTCTCCATACCACTACACATTTCAAGAGGCCATTCCTGGTCATCATAAACAATCTTTGCGTTTATATTTTTACCATCAACATCCATAACAATACCAAAATCTACAACCTGAGCAAGTATATTATTTACTTCGGTTTCTATAACTGGTAGAGCTTTACTAATCAATTCATACGGAATACCATCACGCTTAACTGAATCCAAATAATAGGTGTATAGGCGGTTCTTCTCCTCCAAATCCTTAACTTCTATCATCCTAGCCTTTATACCCTCTATAAACGAATTTAATGAACCAATAGAGCCATTTAAGCCCGTTATATTGGAGTTTATTTCTTTAATCTTTTTATCCGTATCGGTTTTTAAGATTTCTAATTTATCAATTTTTTCTTGAATTGATTTATTCCGTTTTATCAAGTCCTCATTATCGTTATACCTCTTAATATCCGCCTCTACATTTTGTAATTGTGTTTCATACAATTGCTTTTTAGTTTCTAAACCTTTGTATTCGGCTTCTGCTTTCTCTTTGATTACTATTCCCTTTTGGTATTTGGCTTTCAATTCAACCAACTCATCCCATTGTTCATCTACATCGGAAATATAGCTTGCCTGTTGGATAATTGATTGTTGCTTATTACCTAACATACTCAATTCTTCCTCTTGCTCTTTAACTTTCTCTTTGGTAGAAATAGCATCTTTTACAAAAACATTACTTGTACAAAACCGGCAATTAGGGTCGTACTCATGCTTTTCAAGGTGAGATAATTTTTCTTTATTTGCTTTAATTGATTGTTCAAGTAATTCTATTTTGTGTTCGGTATCTGATAGTTCCGATTTGTAATCATCCCATTCACGCTTCGCATCTTCTATTGGTTTATCGTTAATAGTTTTATTCCTCTCAATAGATTCGGATATTTCTGTTAATAAGTTTTTGTATTCCGTTATCTTATTTCCTTTGTTTGTCTTTTCAATTTCAATACCCAATACATTTTCCTCTATTTCTTTTTTAGACTTGTTAAGATTATCTATATCCAAACTAGAATCTATTGGTGCAAGTTCTTTTGTTAAATCGAGTATATCTTCTAACACTTGATTTTTACTATCCGAAACATCATCTAATAATTCTTGCTGTATTTTTAACTCACCCTTTTTGGTTTTTAATTCTTTAAGCTTTTCGGAAAGTTCTGTTGTGAAATCCGTTTTCTTAAAGTTCTTAATCAATACTGAAACCTCTTTAATATCCTCACTGGCCGTTTCATATAGTTTATCAAATATATTCAATCCCATAAATTGAGCCAGTAACTCTTTTCTTTCAGATTGAGATTTATCAATGAATAGAGCATTGTTACCCTGTAATGAAAGGGCAGTTAATACAAAATCTTCGTAAGTACCAACATATTGTTCAATTATCGTATTAGTATCACGTCTTTCCGTACCATTCAAAGATACCGCTTGACCATTTTCATTTCTCCAAAATTGGACATCAACTTTTACATTCTTACCTTTATTGATTGTACGAGCTTCTCTACGAATGTGGTAATCAATTCCATTTATTTGAAAATGTAATTGGCAATCAAATGTTGTTTTACGATTATTCAAAATGTATTGTGCTTTGAATGCTCTACTACATTTATCGTAAAGGCAGAAAGATATAGCATCAAATAAAGATGATTTGCCGGAAGCGTTTGGAGCAAATAACCCCATTAAACCACTAACCTTTGTAAAATCAATCTTATTATCCTCACCATAGCTAAACATATTTGAAAATGTAAAGCTTATGGGTTTCCAATGTATATTTCTTTGTATTTCATCGTGTACAATACGACTATTTATATCTGTATTTATCTTTTCAATTCCTGCCAAATCTTCATTCGTAACAAACGGCATCATTCGACTAACATAATCATTTAGTAATGAGTTTTGATAGTTAATATCCGTAATATCTTCAAAATCTAATTTGTTATTCCTATCGCCGGTCTTTAATTTGGAAAGAGAGTCGGTACGAATAATTGTAAAATCATCTACACCATAACGCATTTTGATTTCGGTCATAACACGTTTCGTATCTGCGGTATCTGTGTTTGAAAGTCTAACACGAAGTCTTGGATATTTCGGCATATCCGATACAACCGGTACTACACCACTATTAACATCCAATGTATAATATCCATAATCATTTTCTATATCCACTGCTTCAAATGTTTGTGTATCTAAATCCCAAACAAGAAAGCCGTGACTATGTAAGGTTTCACCAAAGTTCTGTTGTACCAATGAGCCGGCATAAACCACTTTACAACCTTTCGGACTAATCAATTCCTGACGTTTATGAATATCACCCAATAGAGCCATATCATAACCATCGAAAATATCCGTTGTAAAATGGCGACTACTAACGACATAACCAATATCAGTTTGTGAGTTATCAACTGGTCCGTGGAATAAAGCAATTTTAGTTTTACCCGTAAGAGTATCTGCTTTAGGCCAATTATCTTTATTATCAAAAATACTGAATACAGCAAAATCGACATCATCTATTGTATGGACTTGTGTATCTCTTAAATAATGAAAGTTTGGTAGGTCTAATGCATCCACAATAGGAGTAAGAACATCAAGCCTATCTGAGTTATTCATATTACAATCGTGATTACCGGCTATTAGTATTGTTGGGCAATGTTTTGCACACTCTTTGAATAACCAACTTATTTCATTAACTAACTCCGGTGACATTTCTAATTTAGCATGGGCAATATCACCCGCCAAATAAATGATTGAATCTTCTGTTCCACTTTTACGAATTTCCGCAAACATTTTTTCAAACACCTGTCTATATTCTTTGTGCCTCTTTACATTACGAATATGTACATCTGCAATATGGTAAATCTTTTTTAATTTCATATAGAATTTATTTTTGATAATAGTAATTCCTCACTATTAAATTCTTTAGTTTTATTTAGTTTATTATAGAAGTTATCATAACCCATTTCCGAAGCATCTTTATCATCTGCTTTCATTAAGCGAACATTTATACCTTGCTTTCTGAAGTACTCTGATATTTTTAATGCCTCACTCATAGCATCGTTATCTAATGATATAACAATTTCTTTAACATCATTTAGGAATATCTTTTCCATTAAATTTTTCGATGGGAATTTGCCTAAAAGTGGAATTGCATTTCTACGAATTGTTATCGCATCAAAAACACCCTCACAAAGTATTAGAGTTTCTTTCCAATTTATTTGTGAATCAAAGCATATAACATTTTTTGATATAGGTGGGTTTTTATATTTCATTCCGTTCTCTTCATAATAAGAGCGAGATACAAAATAATTTAGAGAACCATCGTAATTATATGATGGAACTATAACACGTCTTGCATATAATCCCTCAACGCAATATCCAATGTTATATTTTACAATCTCTTTTATTCCTATTCCACGTTTAGAAAGATAATGAATAGCATGTTTATATTCAGGATTAAATCCCTTTGGCTCTTCTGCTAATGAAATATATTCTTTTGGTAAGGATATAAATACTTTGTCACTTTCCTCTTTTGCTGGTTGATATGTAGAATCACCATAGATTTCTCTTATCGCAGATATTGTTTTTTTATCAATATCTAATTTACGAAGAAGAGATGTTATTTTCTGTCCACCACTATTACAAGTCCAACAATGCCATTTTTGAGTTTCTAAATTAACCTGTAACTTTTGTTTATGGTGATGACAAAACGGGCAGTAAAACGCCAGTTCGTTTCCTTTTAGGTTTGAGTATTGACCTAATGAGTTATATAATGTTGTAGTAACTGTATTTTTTTGAATAGAACTTAACATATTCCAATATACGAAAAATACCTCATTTTACCAAATAAAATAGGAAGAATTTTACTTCTTCCTACTCACTAAACCATTCATCTGGTATTGATTTATCTGCGTATTTGAACCCATTTTTAATACACCAATCGGCGTATGTGGTTTTAGATTTCTTACTTATTTTATTTTTTGAATTAGTAAATACAAATCGTATATCTAATTCGGGGTGTTGTGATTTTATTAGAAGGTGCTTTTTCCTATCTGCTATCACAAATCTACCCTTACTCTCAACGATTATTCCATTTGGTAATTTGAAATCGGGATGGTATTTGTGTTCGGAAGCAGGTATAAGATAACCTATGGTTTCGGATTCGTATTTGACTTCAATTCCTTTATCGGATATTTGAGTCGCAATAGTTTCTTCGAGACCCGACTTGAATCCATACACTCTTGCTACCCATTTAGAGCTTTTCTTTTTTGTAACCTTTTTAGCCATAATAGGATTAACGCTGAACGGTCTCAGAGTATTTTACAGAGTTCACTTGACCACCTCTACCAACTTTGAATTTCTCAGCTGTTAATACTTGTTCATCTATTTCTTTTGTAGCATCAATACTGAAAGGTGTATTACGGGCCAATCCAACATCAAATGTGATTTTATCCGTACCAAGTAAAGATTGATTTTCTTCGTATAATCTTAATAATAATTCTTTATCTGCCATAGTTGTAATTTTATATAAATATAAAAAAAAATGTTTTAAGTATCAAATCTTACAATAAAGTTTATTGGCAAATCGTGTAAAGATTTAATTGGAGTTGGAAGTTTTGCTACCGCAACTAAATTACAATCATCATCATATAACCCAATAGTTGTAATAAATGGTGCTAAAAATGAACCAGTACGATCTGTTGAACCACTAATTTCCCAATGTTCAAAGCCAGCATAAAGCCAATCATTAGTTACGGAAGATGATATTGAACCTGTATAGCGAAAATCCATTACCGTTCCATTATCTAATACGTGTTTTTTTCTTATATATTTGGGGCCTGGATTTGAATTTACTTTAATATATTTACCTCTAGTATCTAAAAATGTTTCATAAACATCATCGGTAGCTATTATTGCGGTTGGATTTGTAGAAACATTAAATTCATCTTCATTTACAACTAATAAAAATTCATGCTCATAGTTAGTTTGACTTGATTTATATGTTAGTTCCCAATTTTTATTAAGAAGATTATCGTATGCTCTTGTTATACTTATTATACCTTGTCCATAAAAAACATTACCACCATACAAAAGTCCAAATTGCCCTTCTAAAAATGCTAAATTTTTTACATACATTAAAGATGGTGTTGCATTTGCATCCCAACTATACAAAACGGTATCATAATCAATACCACCCGATGTTATTCTAATTGCACCACTATTTAAGTCCCAAGTATTACTATCTACCGATGTTGAATACGGTGTACCGGTTTTGTAATTTGTAAAATTAAATTGACCGGTTTGAAAATCCAAAAGGCTCACTTCCAATACATCCGATTGTCCAACCAACAAGTTACTATAACCATCATCGGTTAGCTCCCAAAGCTCATCATTATCAGCTGTTATCCTAAGTGATACCGATCCTGGCTTAATACCATCTCCAATATATCTTTGTGGTATTGATAATATCTTAGCACCGTTTTCTAAATATCTTTCTTTTTCTATTGGGTTATCTGTGTATATGTTTGTTTTTCTACCAATTCGTTTTAATGGATTATCAACTTCACTATTATAAAATTGTGCACGTAACTGACCATAAAGGGAATGTTTATTAAAACTAAACCCATTTGAGTCGGTAGTTGTCGTATTTGTATAATCGGATAGTTCGGCCTCAAATATAGAAATTGGTGATACTGATGCCGATTGAAAATGCCATTCCTTATACGCTTTGAATGGTCTAATTGAAATATCTGATTTTGGAATCCTTTTTAACATATCAAATATAAATATCCTCTTAACTAAAAACCCACCAATATAGGTGGGTTGGTAGTAGATTTAGTTCTATATTAAAAATCCAATTTAACTTTAATTGCTATTTCTTTATCAAATGTTTTTTCTACCGGCGTACTTACTTTAGCTACTGCTAATAATTCATTTGCATCATCGTAAAGCCCAACGGATGTAACATATACATGTGGGTCTTTTTCAAATGCACCAACAACGAATTGTCCTGCAGATCCGGTCACAAATGCTGGATTATTTGAGAAATTAAATTCTCTATTGTTAGCTCTTACAAAATAATGTGAAGTAGAAACATTTTCGGTTCTACGAGCTTGGAAATCGGCACCTGTGGATATACAATCAATAAGTTTTCTAGATCCAGATAGTGAAGATGAATTGTTAAAATATGTGCCCGCAGCTGTGGTACTTACCGATGCACCTAACCCAGTATCTACAGTAACTGCTAATGCTTGTGGGTTTAATAAAATAACTCCCATATCAGGATAAAATAATCCAAATCCCTGGCCATTGGATGCTGTGATTGATTGTATTGTGGATGTTAGTGAAGTACCTATATTTAACGAACCACTAACTATATTGTAAACTCTACCAGATGTTGTTACATTTTCATCAGTACCACCACTATCATCTATAAGCGTTATTCTACCAACATTACCATCTAAAATTATAGATATATTTCCTGGATCTAATCTTTCTTTATATCTTGCTCTGTTTATATTGATTGCATAAAATGCTGAAAGGTTGTGTCCCGCCGATGTAGAACCACTATAAACACTAAAAAATTGGTCGGTTGGATTTAGTAATATATTTTTGAATTGCCCATATATCGCTCTAGTAGATAATAAACTTGTATCATCAACTGCTAATGATGGTGCACCAAAACCACGCACATCGCCATATGCAACCGAAAATTGTACTTCCGCTGCTGTATTGGTAGCTGGGTCTTTATCATATGCATCTATATAATATCTACCTGCTATTGAAGCAGTTTGTGAATTTTTCATATATAAAGTTCCCAAAGAACCAGTATCACCACTCCATATACCAGATGTAACAATTTGAGTTCTGTTTGTAACTTTATCGTTAGAACCAAACTTTTTGTAAATACCATTGGTGATTGCCGTTGCTCTTGATTCTACTTGCTCACCTTCTGGTAAGAATTGATTAAGAATACGAGTAATCTCCATAGTATCTAATGGAGTTCCGGCTGTATTTGCTGCACCTGCCAAATAGGTGGATAGATTGCTTGCTAAAAGGGCTCCTCTATTATCTCTAATAATTGCCATTTGATTGTTTTATTTTATCTTGTGTAATTTATATATGTTACAGTTACGGGGATTGTTTGAGACCCTCCCGTTTCATTACCATAAACAGTAATAGTTGTTCTAATTGTCGATGTTAATGATGGGTTAGGAATAAATTTGAATGACAATCCTTTAGCGATTGCGGCAGTTGCAGATACATCATCTCCTATAAATACAGGAATAGTTCCAATATCAGCACTAACACCTTCACCAATAATATCTCCTGCGTTTTTATTTGCTAATATCACCGTATATCCTAAGCTTCTGTTTCCTGCAGGAGAAGTAGTTGGCGATAATGCAACTTCACCACTTCTTTGATTAACAGATATATTTGGAATACCAAATTCCACAACAGGAATACGAGTCGTATTTTTTGGTAGAGTTACTAATTTATACTTCATTACTTGAGTTTCATCGGGAGATGCTTCAAGAACAGGCATATTTTTAATTGCCACATCATAATACGCACTACCTAGTGGGTGTGCTGGCTCATAAAGAGAATAATCAATTTCATCATCGGCTAAAGCAAATTGAGTAATGTTTAATCCCTGCCCTGCGGCTAGTTTTTCTCTACCTTTTTTTGTTAGAATTGCATCTACAGTTAATGTAGTATTATCTAAATATCCCATATAGCTTAATTGTTTTAATAATAAATATAGTTTTTATAAAATTTTATCCATCACTTTCAATAATTGGTTCTGTACTTGTTCTGCCTGGAAGAACCTTAATACTATTAGGATTACTGATAAACGATTCAATAGGAGAAGAACCATCTAATGTAGTTGCTGCTGTGTTTTTTGAACCTTTGTAATATGAATTTTGCAAACCAGTTGTTAAATCTCCAACATATTTATAATGCGTTGGTAAATATCCATCGGGAGCACGCTCAACAGCTATAACACTACCTGAAATTGGTGGCGGTGGAGAGATTATACCACCTAAAAATGAACTTGTTAGTGGTTGTATTACTAGTTTTTTATTTATCCAACTACGCTGTGCTTCTACTAGTTGACTTCTAATATCCTCTACTGAAGTTTGATACGATTCCCCACCATATGTACCCGTAACCCCTACAGCTTCGGCATATTTTAAGTAAGTTTCAACCTCAGCCTCATACACAAGCCATACATTTATTCTTTCTTTTTTTACAGTTCCATCGGTTGAGAAATAAGTTCTTATTGCACTACCACTTTGTATATAAATACTAAATCCTATATCTTGATATGGGTCAAAATCTAATAGTTTATTAGTTTCATAATTAACTATTTGCTTAGTAGTTGTTGGAAAATTTAATCCAGCATCAATAATGGTTTCATATTGATTATTTTGGCCCGTTGCTTCTATTTCGGAATTTGTATCAATGCTTGAATTAAGTTGATTATTTTCACCTATTGGTGTAATTAAATTTACATCAATAATTGATTCAAATTGATTATTTTCACCAGATGGTTCTATATTATCTATATCCAATACCTTTTCAAATTGATTATTTTCGGCAATTAAAGTTGAATCAGATTTTATTTCGGTTTCATTATAATACTCATCGCCTGTCGGTTTTGAGTGTTTATATTTACTTCTTTCTAAAAAGTGGGGTTCAACTAACAATCCGGTAGTGGCCTTTGTTCTAGCTGGCAACATTTGTTTAATATCATCAAACATAGCTTTTTCATATGATTTAATGATATTGATGTATTCGTAAATATCTTTATTCTTTGTACGCTCAAAGTAATAATTTTTGAGTGTATTTAGTTCACTATAAGAATCTTCATATAAATCCCACGGATTACCAACATAATCATCTAAATTGTTAGAACCCAATGATTTTGCAATATCAAAATTTAATTCTTTGGTTGGCGATACAAACACACCAACTCTATTGGAATCTATTGGTGCATACTCATATGACTTTAATGTAGACCTAGTATTAACGGATAGGTCTGATACCAATGATTGCGAAGAAAATCTAACTTTATTTGTAGAATATCGAGATGCTCCCAGGCTTGGAATTTCTAAAACTGAATTTCTATCTATTAACTCAAATTGATATGGATAAGATACTACTGATGTGAATCCAGATAATGATGCTGAAAATGATGCGGACGGATTTGTTGAACGCATTGATGATATTGAAACGATACCATCTTCATAATCGTTTCTTCTAAATGATGCCGAATAATAATTAGTCGGAGCAACATTTATTAGTTTATTTGTAGTAGTAACATTTTTAGGATATTCAAAATCAAGTCGGAAATGTAAATCGGTAGTAGAAGAAGATATATGATTACCATTTATCATTTCTGGATAATAACAATGTTCTTCAAATCTACTACGGCTTAGAGGTGTAGACCATACACGGATTTCATCAATACTACCAGAAAATCCATATCCAATGGCCTCATTTGCACTATTTCCAAAAAACATATCATCGCTTAGATTCCAATAACTACTTCCGGTTGTATATATTTTTGAACTATATGAAGAAAATATTTCTCTATCTTTTTCGGTTTGTAAAACATTTAATTCCGTTATTTGATTAGAACCCGTAAGTGTTCTTGAAACTTCTATACCAAAATATCTATCATTGAAAATTGGTAATAAAGATGAGCTAATTACATTTGCGGTATTATCTGTAAGAATAACTTTACCATACTTACTATTAACAGATCCGCTTATTTCAAGAAAAAATCTAGTACCATCACTAAAAATACCCCATTGCCCACTATAAGCCGGCTTTACAAATAATTCTATTGTATCTGGCTTTCTGTTTTGATTTGTATTTGACCAAGGTATAGCTATATAACCAGTTGTATCAAATTTTAGTGCATAACTAATATCTTCAACTAATAATTTACTAATAGTTTCTTCGGTTTGTTCAGGTCCCCCAAATTCTATTATTGAAAGATTTGATGATGGAATACCATAACATGCCATTAAAGCATGAATACCACGTCTTGTACCTTTATGTTTTAGTAGATATGGCAGATTATTTACAATTCTTCTCCAAACTTCATTAGTTCTTTCCTTAACAGGAGATGTAACTTTTTGATTACCATTACTATCTTCACCATATACATAGTCCCAAATTTGAGCACCTGAACCTAAATTTTTTGCATCCCAATTAAATGATTTTAAGAAATCATATAATAGTTTATCAGATGCTCCACTTCTGTTTTTATAACCCAACCCTCTATTTCTCTCTATAGCTTTTGTGTAAAAATATAGTATATCAAAGTGATGTCCAATCATTGAAAAGAACAATAAGAAATTGGTATTTTCCGTATTAGTAGAAATATATTGCGGTATGTTTGCAATTATGTAATTTGGATTCTGAGAATCATATGCTATTGTTTCATCTATTATTTTTTCATACCATTTAATTGATTGTTGGTTTGTTGTTTTTAACCTAACAGATGAACTATATGGCCAAGTTATAGATGAACTTGTCTCTGTTGTATATAAAGATGATGATGTATATAAAAATGTTTCAAACCCATCAAACCCCTGTATTAAAGCAGATTTTTTAGATTGTTGTCTTTCAACTTCTTTTTGTGAAGCAAAAGATCCAGTCCAAGTGGCATTACCACCACCAGTAAAATCGGTTGATGCACTAACTATTAGGTCTTCATAATGCTCTATTAACTGTAATTTATATACGAAATTTTTTACTCTTTCTTCTGCGGAACTAAAATGTACAAAATTTTCCCATTGATAATCGGCAGTTCCTTCTGATATAGAACCATTTGCATATTCTATATTCAAATCTTCAAGCGTTATATTTGAACCACTTAAAAATTGTTGAACTAATTTTGTAGAACTAGATGAACTTAATATAAGATTATCTAATGATTCATAATTTGTAGATTGTCCTTTTACAAAATCAATATCTACATCAAAATTGGGCCCTTTTATAAATGGAGATTCTTTATCATCTTGCTCATTTAATACAACCGTTTCTATTAACGGATTTGTTACTAATCTTGTAATCCAAATTGTGTCCCTAGCAGATACTGTAGCTGGTAATGGTGAATATAGTTTAAGAATTACAGATTTTACTTCTTTTGTAACTTTTTGATTACCTAATTCATCTTCTGTTTTTTCCGATAAAGTCCAATTATCTTCTTCATACGAAGATATTAAAACTCTTTCACCATTATCTAAATTTAATAAATGAGTAAGATATTTACTTTCTTTTTCGGGTTCATCTATTTTTAGATTTTCAGCAAAAGCATCATAAACTGCTTTTGTTATTATAGTTTCATCTAATCTAACAGATGGATATTTAATTAAGGTTTTGATTACATATTCATTACCTATTAGTTCTTGTGAACCGCCACGATTGTAGGGCTTAATTATTAAGGTAACATTATCGCTACCATTCCATTGAGGATAATTTTTAGGTAATTCCTTTAAGTTTATTTTAATCTTATTATCAGTAGGAGCATTTTTGTATAAAGTTACTCTTGTTTTATCTTTAAGTAATAAATCAATATCAACGGATGTAGCTGCCGTTGCTTTATACATTACCTCATATTCTATATTCGAGTCTGAAAAAGATGGTATATCAATTTCTCTCGGAGCGGTTGTTTGAACAATGCTTGGAAAATCATCTATTGATTGGAAATTGATTAAAGCATTTAGAGTGTTACTAATAGTTTTATCAGCATTATTGTTTGCCGTAAACCTAACATTTCTAACTCCAAATTTAGAATCAAAATCTTTTCTAAATCTTAATGTTATGGATTTATTTGATGCGTTTAGTGTAAATTTTTTACCATTATCTAAAAATACATCAACTGAATCCGCATCTGTTGTATTAAATGGTATTGTAACGGTTTTATCTTCATCGGAATCCTTAACCTCAACAGTAAATACATTATTTGATAACGATACTGTTGGTATAATCTTTTGTATTTCTTTATCAAATACAACATACACCGTCAATTCGCTTGATAGTAAACTAGCCGGCATATCAAATGACGGAGCTACTTTAGTCCATTTTGAAAAATCTACTTCTTCAAATTTATCTACATTTACAGGTCTGTTTGTATAATATATTCCGTTAATTGTATAATTTCCTGGTATATTACCATCTACTCTAAATTTGAAAATAGAATTGTTTAGTAAATCACTTGAAAATTCCTCAGTTGGGTCATTTCCGCCAAAATCAAGATTTGTTTTGCCTTGCTTTATTAAAAAACCATCTTTATCAACTAGATCATACGATAGTGCGACTTTATTTCCTAAATCCGAAGCATAATTACTATCAAAATTTATTTTACAAGCCGTTTTTTTAGTTGGAGGTAAATCTACCCTTACATCATCTTTTGGTTTGAATGAAAAATCTAAGTTTAGAACAACAGTCTGATAACCCGTCCACAGCCCCAATCCAGTACGTCTTCTTAAATCATAACTTTTTTCGCCTTTTAATTTATATACATTATTTACATCAAGCTCATATTCTTTAACTAAAACAACCTCAGAAAATCTTGTTTGTAATGCATTATCATTATTTCCTCCAAACTTTAATTGAAAATTATTCGTATTTTTAATAGATTCATTTCTTTGATTTCTTATATCTTCTGGTCTAGATATATTTCCACCCCTATCATCTTCATCAGCAACTTCTCTAATGTTTTTTACAGTTCTATGTTTTTTTTGAATACTTACTTCGTAGTAGTTTTTAGCCGTTTTACCGTTAGTTGTTACTTTATAAATCTTTGTTTGGCCAAAACTTTGCCTACCATAACTCTTTACAGCAGTTTGTCCATATGATAAAATTGTATCATCTTCTAAAAAAGAAACGGGTTCCGAAGTGGAAAGAGATATTTTGATAATTCCATTTCCAAAAAAACTTGGTGGAACATATGTTGGATTTGGTGGAACGGGTGCTACATATCCGCCGCCTCCCGATCCTCCTGAAAATTTACCATCATCTACCGAAAGATAAGTAGTAGACCCTTGTGGGCCTGGAAAGGGATTATATGTACCCTGACCTCCCCAACTACTAAAGTTTTCGGCCTGATTGTCTTGCCGTGCGCTATCGCTATTTATCCCTCTACTCATTAAATTCTTTTATATAAATATATTACCAAATAAATTAGTTTTATTATCTACTATAACCACCTATACCAACTGTACCCGTATTATTTATACTATATCCTCCGATAAAAGTTGTACCGCCAACACTGTTGCTACCGGCTCCACCACCCCTATCTTGAGCGGTTATAGTTTGATTGATTGTTTGAGTTGGTTGTGGGTTTATAGTTGTTGTCGGTCTAGTTGTTGAATATCCGGAAACTGGAGTACTCGCATACCCCCCTACATATCCAGATGTTGGTGTTGGCGCCGTAGATCCTACTTGTAGTTTACTACATGGTTGTTCTTTTTTAATAATAAAATTCATCATATCATCTCCTTCAAAAAGTCTATCTATAGCCGTTCTTGAAAGTGGATTGGTATTGTTACCAGATGGTCTTGGTAAAGATGTGAATGGAAATCTATTTTTTATCGTATTTGGTTTTCTTTTTTCTCTATATGTTGCGGCCGACACCGTATTTTCTTTTGCACATATTTTAGTACTTGAACCGGGTGCTAGTATTTTTTCAACAGATGCACCAGTTGCATCAAAGAATGTAAATACAGCAGAACTTCTACTATCTTTGTTTTGAATATGATAAGTAAATGTATTTGTTGTAATAACCGGAACCTCATCTATTATTATAGGCGGTTGAATATCTTTTGGTTTTTCGGGAAATACACGTACAATTTGTTTATCTGAATTTATAGGCTTTTCTATTTTGAATTTGGTTGTATCGTAAACAACTGTAATTTCATCTTTTGGTGGTGCAACCTTTGATATATTTTCTAAATCAGGTGTTAAATCTATTGCTTTGAATTCCTGTGGTATGTTTCTAACATCCAAATCACGTCTCTTTAAGAATTGTAAATTATATCTTACACAATTATTTAATATATTTTGTATCTCTGCTGTAATTGGTCCAAATTCATATTGTTCACAATCTATAAATCTTATTTTTGTAGAAAGTCCAAAATTTGATTGAGAAATATCATATGCACGATTTGATAAGTAATTTACAACGGAATCTCTAAAATTATTATATATGGATTTTTTAATTTCACTAAACCCCATAAGTCCAAAATCTTTTCTAGCTAAATCAAAAAACTCTTGTCCGTATTTTGTTTTAATAATATCATCTATTTTTTCTAAAAAGGTATTTTCAAATTTATTTATCGAATCTAATATGGATTTTTTATAATACTTAAAATCTTTATTTAGATTTTTTAAGCTTTCCAATTCTTTGGCATTTATATCATCAAAATACTTATTATTCGTTTTTAATGGAACTATTCTAACTTCTTGTCTTGATGGTGAAATTTCTTGAATCCAAACTCTCCTTACCTTATCTTCCGTACCGACTTTTGTTCTTACAAAATTTATATTTAATCGTAATATACCATTTTCAAATCCTATATCATTTAACAATCTTTCCGCATCAATTGCTATTTCTACTTGAGCTTTCCCATTTGCTAATGCCTTATTGGGTCTTGAAATTTTGTACAAATAGTTTTTAATATCACCCGACCTAATGTATGTAGTTGTTTGTCCGTTTAATTGTGGTAGCAGATTATTATTTATATCATACACAGATACTTCCATAACATCAGTCCCACACTCACCGAAATCAACATCTTCAAATTGATTTTTTGAAATGACGGTAAAATCCTTTTCAGTAATATATTTACCTTCGTTTTCTTTTCTTTTATCTATATTTTCAAAATTAGTATATCTTCTAATACTCATAAATTAACTTTTAATAAGATTTTGGATGCATTATGTTAATTGTTGTACTATAATCTTTGCTTTTTGATGACCCATCTTCTCTATTAACTGTTATTTTTAAGCTACCTCCAACTCCTCTACTTTTATCTCTTTTACCATAGCTACAACCACCAACATTTATCCAAAATTCAATTCTTTTTTGTTCTTGTGGTTTCAATACAATGGCTTCTTTGGGTCCTTGTAGCCAATTTTGTCCGCCCGGATTGTTGTAAGTAAAAAGTACAGTTACAGGCTTAATATCGTTATTAGTTAAATCGGCAGCGTTTCCTCTTTCCCATTTTGCATTACCATTTTTATTATTTATTCTACCAACTATACCATCTTTAATACCAGTTACTATAACAGCATCGTTAATAGCATCTCCTTTTGCAGCTGCGGCAACATTTGCTGTAGATTGTTGTATGGTTTGCTGTTGTTGTACTGCCCCTAATTGAGATTGTAAACCCTCAATCATAGCATTAAGAGAATCTATTTGTTTTATTAAGGCTTCTATTTGCGCACGAAATCCTGTGTTTTGAGCTTGTAAAGAGCCTCTTAATATAGATTCCTCAACGGATTTTTGTACAGAATTTTGTATTTGATTTGTAAAATCAGTTACAGTACCACTCAATGTTTGAGTTTGATTTGTTAAAGCATCGTTTGATTGTTCTACAGTTAATCTGTTATTTACTTCTGTTTCAATTTGCGCTCTCAAATTTGAAACTTGTCCATTCAAATCATTAACTTGTCCATTTAATTTTTCTACTTCTTTTTTTAAGTCTTCATTTGCTTTAACCTGGTCATCATATAATGGTTTGGGAACTAAATCTCTGACTGTTGGCGGTATATCGGGCTTTAATTCGCTTATTTTAACATCAAGTGCTTTAGCTATTTCGTTGTTATCAAGCTTAGCTCTATTTAATGGTTTGAACACAAGACTTGATGCTACATTATCATCTGAAACCGTTGTTATACCATTTTCAGTCTTTGCCATAGCATTAGAACCAGACACGCTCAATATCTCTTCTAGCTTTTGCTTTTTAGCTTCGGCAAGTTTTTCCGCAATACTTTCTAAACTAGATACAGCCATTTTATACTATTTCAAAAATTAGTTTATCATCTATAATAGTAGATATACCATTTTCTACAATTTTCAATTTTATTCTATAAGTTCTGTATACAGGTAGTGTACTCAAATCTAAATCAAAATAGTTACTTGTAGAATCACAACTTACTTTTGTATATTCACCGAAAGGACAAATAATATCTTCTGTAACATAATCTTCTAATTGATAATATGTAGTTTGGGGCAAATACTTTGATTGGTCATACGCAAAAGTATTTCCAAAGCTTTTAGATGGGTATTTATCTCTACCTTTAACTCTTATACGAATTTTGGAATCGTTTTCATATTTTGATTTTAAGTTTGTAACAATCACTTTATAATCGTCTAATGCAGTACCTTCAACGGGTAATAAACTGCCAGTATTGAATGTGGTATCATCCCAAACAAATTCCAATTTTGGTTCGTATATCGTTCCCGTTTCTTTTGAGAAAAATCTTAATATACCATAATCAATAGTATCTGCTTCGTTTTCCAATCCATGTCTTAATATAAGTCCATTATTTTCAATCGTACCACTTACCCATAGTTTTACGAGTTCGGTTATATCCATATGAATATCATCGGGTTCATATGAATACGATTGTTGGCATTGCGATGCTGTGTACCAAACTCCACCCTCTGCATTTTCTGAACCGGTTACACCGGCTGCATATATTGCTGTACCACCTGTTGCATTTTCTTGCCATTTATTTATTCCATCACGGTATCTCCAACTTACACCCTCTATTGTGTTATCATCGAATCTTACGCCTAACCCCATATCCCAACTCTGTGATAATGCGTTGGCATATATTGTATATTCAGCTGGAATTTCTAATGCATTGGCCGATTTTAAGTTAAGATACGATTTCCAACCTATACCAATTTCTCCATTACTTATTGAAGCCGATATAGTGTTAATATCAACCTTTATTAAAGTACGGTTAATATCTTTCAACCCATCATAATAAGTTTTAGATATATCTAAAATAGGATCCCGTCCAGCATTTTGAGTAGGCTGTTGTAGATAAACCGATGAGTCATATGTGATTGTATAAAATTTATGCATTATAGTGCCCTCCCTTTTATGTCTTTGTTAGGATATTTTATTTCAAATACGGCTGGATCTAAAGATGGATAAATAACCTTACCAACTGTGGCTTGAGGTATATTATATCTATTATTAGAATAGCCAAAATCTTCACCAAATAAATTATGAATTTCAACTTTTGGTACACTCATAACACCTTCTACATTTGCTAAAATCAATTCTATTTCAGAAAGATTGATTGATTTATTAAATGTCCATTTATCTATATTAAAATAATTACCAACTTCTGTTAAACATTTTGTTAGAACTTCGGTTTTATTGTAGTTTGAATATACTATTATTTCAAAGTCTACACCAATGTTTATAATATATCCATCTATAAAATTAACAACATCGGTTAGCATTCTATATTCAGAAAGATAGGTTTTAAGATTTTGCTTTACTGCCGCATTTGCTGTTGTCAACTTACCATTTAAGTCATATCCTAAAAGGTACATATTGATAGCAAACGGATTATTATTTTGAACCACATTGGTTTTTCTTTTAGATATAAATTGTAGAATTTCTTTTTGTGTCTGGCCACGATCCATATCCTTTACTCTATCTATAAGATTTGTAAATTCTGCCAAATCTTTTGGATTTGCTAATATAGAATCAACAGAACCATTATCAATCTCTGCATCAGGAGACACATAAACTTTTGCTACACTTCCATATCTTTCGGGCATACTTAATGCACGAACAACATAATCTTGTCTCGTTACCGCACGATTTTGAGAACCATAGGCAGCCAATGCATTTTGTCTTATTTCCTCAACCGTATCACCACCACGTCCGCCAGCCGCAGGTTCAAAATTTTCAACAGCTATTGATTCTTTGACTAATTGATATAAAGCTTGATTACTAATTGCTAGTAAATCCTCTTCGTACTCTACACGCCTTAGTGTTGTTAAATCGCCTACATTAACATTAGATTCTACGCCACCTCCAACTAGGTATTTTATAGTTAAAGTTTTACCCGCGGGTGATACTCCAAATGTACTAGTTCTTAAAAAATTAGAAGGGTCTATTGGTGTTCCAAGTCTACTTATTGAATTTGTAGTACCTATACCTATATTTTTTGAATTTGGAAGTATTATTTCATCAAAATAATTAGTGTTACCCGCACCAAATTGAATATCAATAGTATTATCCGAATTGACTCTAGTACTAAATCTTTTTGGAACTTTTTGAACTTCTAAAATATATGGAACGGTATTGTTGTACTGACTTAGTAATCCATTCGGTACAGTATTTGGTATTTCTGCGAAAATACTTTCTTGACCTAAATAAGGAACTTCATACCACCTATCGTTAGTTCCTTGTTCGGTTATTGAAACTATTTGTATTATATTATTATCAAATAAAGATATTGTTGGATATTCCGTATCGGATAGGGGAACGCTAACCGTAGTATCAAGCAACCTCGCTGATATAGCCTTTGTTTTTTTAGTAATTAAATAAAATTCCGGTTCTCCTGTTATATCATTTCTGCTATATACTGTTATATCCCTATCTGTAGGCGATTCAAAATCAATAGCATCTATTGTTCTAAAAATGATAGAAGAATTTGTTGTTGCTTCTACTTCCATACCCTCTTTAATCTTCAAATAATATGTAGAATCCGGTTGATTATTTACACCGACTCCAGTTGCTGGTACTAATTGATATACAGTTAAGGTTGTAACCGCAGGTGTAGTTATTTTTGGTTTATAACCCATAGTTTGAGCCAAAGCAACTATATTCTTACGCTCAGTTGCATGCTGCAGCATTGATTCCTTTAATTGTGCGTCTTGATAAAATGAAAGTACATCTCCAATGTAAGATGCCATTTCAATAAAAACCATACCAGGAGATGCTTCATTAAAATCGGAATACGAATCTGGAAAATAAACTTTAGTAAAATCAATGAGATTTTGTCTAAACGCACCAAAGTCCTTATTTACATAGTTTACAGACCTATTATTACCAAAATCTTTTTTTGAACTTTTTATAGCCATTTTATTGAGTTATATTTACTGTTACGGTATCTGTTATATTTGGATTTGAGACTAGACTGAATAGAATTTCCACATTAACATTGTGATTATCAATATCGTTATCTGTAAAGTCTACAATTATTTCATCTATTGCTATATATGGAAGCCACTCAGCAACTGCATCGACTATTGTTGACTCTATTTTTGTATCAATATCACCATCTATCATTGGTTCAAATAGGACTTTCCAAACATCACAACCAAAATCAGGCTGGCCCACTCTTTCACCTTTTTTTGTTAAAACCAAATTAACAAGATTATTACGTGCCTGTTGTATGGTTGTAAAATTGACAGCAAACGGACCACCTCTATTTGAGGATGTATTTATACCTATACCAAGAACTCTATAATCATTCTGCTTTAGGTCGGTTACATTTACTTTACCAATATCACGAGCCATAGTTTATTAAAATCTTTTAACAAGTTCTCTATAATCTCTTTGTAGTGCTCGAGTCAAAGCATCTACACCGGGGTTATCAGAATCAGCTACAGGCATTTGCTGTTGAGGCATATTAACTGTTCTGTAATCCATTGTTTCCCAATCATCCTCCATAGATACCGATGGTTGAATGGCATCTAAAATGCTACCGCCTGTTGCTCCCATTGCTGGTCCGCCCTCTGCTTTTTGTGCTGCGGTAAATGGAGTTGTTTGGTTAAGTATTTCATTTAACATACTATTATTAGTATATTGCTTTTCTACCTTTGGTTTAGCAACTACATTCGGTTTCACTCTTGGTTTAACCGACTCACTTAAAGTTGGTGTAGCCGATTGTTTCTTTGAGTTTAATGTAACCGCACCAGATTTGACCAATTTAACTAATTCTTCTTTAACTTGGTTTTTTACTTCATTTTTAACTATTTCCTTAATTAAGGACACTAAAATATCTGATTTCATAATAAAATACTTTTTAATAAATATCGAAAGATAAAATTTAATTTAGCCCGCAGTATATCCAGTCCAAGGTAAAACGCCCGGCGCAACTGGCGGAGGTGAACCTGGATATATACAAATACAATTATGTAGTCCGGAAACCGTTGTCAAATGTATTGTTGCAGTGGCACAAAATGCATTTATAAAAATTTGAGGATTATTATTCGCAGGAACCGATAAAGGCGTCCATACACCAGGACTTAAAACAGGTGCACCGGTGACTGATATGTTTTGGATTGCTCCCGGACATGGAATGGCCGGAGGTATTGGTAGAATGGTAGCACCTGTCCAATATGCTATAACCGCTGGACCAACTATTGTTAGAAAGTCTGGAGCATTTGTTTTTTGTGTTGTTGATAATAAAGATACTAGTTGCGATTGCATAGCACCTTTATTCCCTTGTAAGCAAGGTATACTTGTAATGGTTGTTCTACCTGTTTTTATTGATAAATCATACGCACTAGCAAATGTTGCAGCAAATGTTTCCAAGCTATTACCAAATGTATGACTTTGCATAGCGGGCAACAATGTTGATTTGAATGTTCCCCAACTCATTATTTTGCGCTTAAAAAGTTATTTTTTGAAAGTATTTTATTCAACTGACCCTTTATTTGAGCAAGCTTTGATTTATCTCCCGGTTGTGGGCCAGGAGGAGTTGGGCCGGACGGTGTAAAGAATACTTGATTTTCTAATACTGTAATTAAATCTTTAAGTATTTTAACTAACTCACCACCCAAAACCATTTGTTGAACATCCGCACCATCTTGACCGGCGCCTTTATCTTTTCCTAAATAAATTTTACCACTATCTGAATTTAAGAATATATTATTACTACCCTTTGAATGTAGTGTTATATTCTTTTCGTTGTGCATATAAATTTCATCTTTGGCATCAACTGTAAATTTAGCATCAGTTATTATTCCCGCCGTTTTTGTAGAAAATAATATAAATTCTTCTTTTTTAGCAGATATTAAAATCCTGTCTGAATTTATGTATATTTGATGTCCTTCTAATGTGCTTGGGTAATCCTTAAATGCAACCTTTTCTTTTTTTGTAGTTTCTTTGAAAGGAATTTTTACCTTATTTGAGGTTATATAAACAGATGATCCATCTTTATTTATATCTTCTTTGACCATTGTACCTATGGGCTTATCATCTAATGTTGGGTCTTGAAAATTACGAATAAAAATAGATGGCGATGATGTTTTACCATCTGGAGTTAAAAAAAACTCCGAAAATCTAATCGTATTACCAACTCTACCACTTAGTATAGTGTCGCCTTCTGTTGGTTCTAAAAATTTAACTTTTTCGTTTACTTTATATTTTTTACTTTTATCTTCTTCTTTTTTACTAGGAGAGTTACTTGTTGTTCCTGTACTATTAACTTCATTATAATCTTTTTGTTTTGATTTGTCATCGCCTTTTTTTATTGGCTTTTTATCACCAACCACACTTGTTTTATAATCTTCCCTATAATTTGGATATTGTGTTACCGTATATGGTATATAAAAGTATTCATCGCTAGATTTTATTATTAGTACCGTTTCTCCCGCTATCGGAAATGTAAAATTATTTTTATCAAGAGGAAATGCATAGTTTTCTAATTTGTAGCCCTCATCTCTATCAAATTCAATCGCACCCAGAAAACGAGCATCTTTGGAATCAAATGACTTGTTTCCGTTATATACTCTAACAAAATCCTCATCAGTTTTTAGGTCCTTAAAATCATCTTTGGTTATATAAGTTTTTCTTACTCTAGCTAAAAATGTTTCAAATTCCGATTGCTTACTCATTTATAGTTTCTTTTTTAAGTCTTCTATTTCAATTTCTATATCAGTCAATTTTTCTCTATTCTTTTCCTCAACTTCGTTTATAGTATCTTCCATATCTGCGAGTAATTGCGCCTTTTCACTTTCACTTAACCAACCATCTTCACCAATACCTTTGGCTTCGGCAGCGGCGAGACGTTGAGCAATAGTAGCAAGTTTAACAAGATGCTCATCGTTCTTTACCGATACTTCTATAAGGTCTTTGATTATAGGAGCAATTACAGTTGCCTCGCCTACATTACGAATAAGTTTGCGTAAAGACTCTATTAAGTCTGATATATTCTTTTTTTTGTTTTGCTGATTATCGTAAATATCCTTAAATAATGACGATAGGTTTTTACCATCAAACAGTTGAAATTCTGAACCCATAAAATTATTTTTATATACTAATAACTATAAATCAAAGGAATTTTATATTTTTATATCACCCGTTTTATCATATTCCTCATATAATTCCATTTGCTTTTCTTTCATTTTATTTACTATCTTTGTAATATAGTGAGTAGGGTAGCCGGTCATTTCTCTAACTAAAAGATAAAGACCTTTTTTATTAAAGTTTTCAATATATTCTGCTCTACGGAATAATTCTAAAAGAGCATCTGCAATTTGTAAATCACGTTTTTTAGTAAAGAAATTTTCAAGGTGTATATCCCAATAGGCAAGCATTCTGTTATTGAATGTTTTGAAATCATCATTTTTTACATCTTCTCTAAATGAATTTTCTTTATCCCAAGATTCGGGCATATTTGAAATAATATCTGTATCTTTGAATCTTTTGTAATTTGCATTATTATTTAGAATAAGATAATTTCTTGCTACGATTGTAAAATAAGAAAAGGCTTTACCTTTACTCTGGTCAGAATACATATGCATTTTTTCTACCATAAAGGCAACAACCTCAGCCATTACATCTTGTGGGTCATCATCGAAATATGTAAATTTCCATTTGTTATATACAATTTCTGCAAGTTTAGCAAAGGCAGATTGAATATGGTCTTTATATATCCTGTCTTTTAATAATTTATCTGTTGCTTTATTATACGCTATAATAGCATCTTCGGTTTCTTGGGTAAAGTACCTTTTTTGATTCTTTTTTCTTGGCATATTATTTGTTTTTGAATCTTTCGATAGTTTCTTTTATTTGCTTAAATATAGAACCTACATCATCATCTTTCTCAAACATTTGACTTCTATCTATTTGTCGTAATGCCTCCAGTAATGCTTCGTTTCTTTTTAATTCGTCTTGAATAAATGTTTCATTACTATCTATCAAATCTTCATATTTTTCTAATTTTCTTAATAAATTAAAAGTTGAAAACCCTAGTAATAAATTTAATGCTATTGATATTATTATTGCTGTAATCATAATTAAACTATTTCATATCCTTTTAGAAAAAACTCATTTGCTTTTTTGTATTTCACTTCAACTAATTCGCCATTCGGAGCTTTCATAATAATTTTCTCATTTCTACCATATTTTTGTTTATTTCTAATTGTGGTAGAATATACTCTATCTTTAATTGTAAAACCATCCAAATGATCAATTTCGTGTTGAACTATTATCGTTTGTAAGGTTTCTTTTGAAACTTCATCTTTATCTCCTTCTTTATTTACCTCAAATACTAATTCGCCCAAATTATCAGTTTGAACTGTAACTTTTGTGGAACGCAAAGTTTGTACCGGAGTATCTAATGTTTTTGGAATTGAAAGACATCCTTCATAAAAAACCATACCTTCTTCTCCACGTTTTGTAATAAACGGATTGATTAAAACTAGTGGTTCATCGTCCACATTGATAATACATGCACGTTTTTTAATTCCTAATTGAGTAGCTGCCAATCCAAGACCAGGATATTTTTGTAATCCCTCTTTTAATTGAAGAGTTATTTCATCAACCTCAGCTGTTGTAAAATTCGTTTTAGGAACGGGTTGTAATAAGAACTCTCTAAATTCTGAAGATGTTAAACCCTGTTTGTTTTTCTCTGTTATTAACTTCATTTTGTTTTAATTTATAAATGGTAAAATTGCTAATTCTTTTGCTTTTGCTTCAACCATAATATCCAAATCCAACTC